AAAAAAAATCCGTGTAAAGGGAAATCCTGACGAAGCACAAAAAAAAATCCGTGTAAAGGGAAATCCTGACGAAGCACAAAAAAAAATCCGTGTAAAGGGAAATCCTGACGAAGCACAAAAAAAATTCCGTGTAAAGGGAAATCCTGACGAAGCACAAAAAAAATTCCGTGTAAAGGGAAATGCTCGGAATTTAATCAAAAAAAAAACAAAAAAAATGTGGAAAATTTCTTTACACCGCGGCCTAGTGTCTTAATGTGCACTTGTAAGCGTTATGGATGATGCGAATCACGAACGCTTACACTTTACATCATTATAAATCGCCCAATGTGTTCCGCGAGAGTGTCGAGGAAGCAGGGCAACAACCGTGAGGAGTAATTTATGAGCGCAAAATTGGAACAACGTCTCTTGGACATTGCCTTAATAATGAAGGCAGCATTATCAACCCTTAATGTTAAGGATAAGCTCAACGAGCAGTTGGACGAGTTGGACACATTAATTTCCGATGTTGAGCAAGCTCTCTCTGAGAAAAAGGCTCAGACTCGTTACGTCGCAAAGGGCAAGAATCAGAACTGGTACTATTACGCAGGGCTCGATATTCTTGATGATGCATCAAGCATCAAAGCTATTAACAGAATCACCATTTATAAAGGAGACAATGAGTTGTTTTCGTTCCATCTCGACAGGACACTATCATTTGTGATGGAGCAACAAACCGACGGAAAATGGCTCGGTATTGGACGGTTCAAACTGCCTAAGAAGCCTAACCAGGCAAGGATGATGCTTCGAAAGCTTGCTAAAGAAATTGAAAAAGACCCGCAGTACTTCTATTCCAAGTACACAAACAAGGTTGAAGTAGTTGAAGGTTAACAATATCGCGCCTGCTGACGGCGCGATATGCCAATAAGGTTGGAAGTTTGTTTGTGCAGGCCGATATACGTTAAAACAGAGCAGTGATTCATCAAAGATAGGCGTTGAGATTGAAGCAAGTGAGGCCACGAAGGAACACATGCTTCCTTATATTACATTCTGTTAGATATTTATCAATTCACCTTAGATGGTGCCATATACTGATAAATCATTTGTCGGTATATGATGCCACCTAATGATGGTCATTAGTGGTTTGTGTGATGTTGCACGTGGATTCGTTTATACGCAAGAAGTGTATCATGAGAACAATCATAAATAATATCTGGGATTCCGAAGCCGGAGAATTCACTGAAAAAGCTATGACAGTTCAGTATTGGATCTGTCTTTTCACTGGAATATTCTGCATGATATTGTGTGGAATCATTAGATAAGGAGTATTTAGAATGAATGCAATCATGTCAGCCGTTGAGGCCATGTCATATCTGACTGTTAGAGAAGCACAACAAATGCAGTCAAATTTGGATGATGGTGATTGGGATTTCTGGTCTTTAACATCCATTGTTATGGATGAATCACTGTGTGCAAATGAGGAGGAAGAATAATGATCATAAGTTGTTCGCAATAACGCTTTCAAGTTCTATGGACTCTCATAATTAGGAGGCTGCTATGACTAAGCATTTTCTCGAAGATCAATTCAAACAATGGCCGACATTAAAAGATTTCGCAAGGGACTATATTCTTGACAGAATCGAGGATTATGAAGGTCAGCTCGTTTATATTTCAGATCTGCCATACAAGATAACCGAGACGGACAACTGTAATGGCTGCGTATTCTATACAACCATAGAGTCTTTAGACTTCATTGCCCACTATCGATTCGATGTGGGTGACATCTATGAGGATTGGTGTCAGGAAACAGGCGGACATGAACCTAATCCACTTTTAGAGCCGGATGCATTCTGCGTGATGGTTATTATCGAAAGTGTATCTCGCTTGCTTTGGGAGTGCGAAACATTCAAGGAACTGTCATTCAATAGCGGTATGGTTGAACTATCACCACGGATCATTCAGCATATCATCAAAGACTTGAACGGAGAGGATTATGATGATGAAGAATGCGAAGAAGATGAAGATAACAATGAGGATGAGGAATCATGAAACGGTATAAGCACGTAGGAAACATAAAGGTCTATTGTTATCGTTGGTTTCTCGCAGCGGAAGATGGATCGTTTCGTGTAATGAGTTACACTTCAAAACCTAAGTTAAAGAATGCAAAACCCAAACGGATAAGAGACACTTACGAGTTTATGCATCCGGAGAGGTTTGACTTCTATGGCTTTGAATATCCGAGCTCAGAAGATGAATATCATAAAATGATTGAAGAGGCTTTTCCTTCCAAAAAGAAATCCTAGCTCAGTATTGGAGCGGATTAGTTCTCGGTTTATTATTGGGTGTCTTTACTTTAACAACGTAGATTCGTTTAATCTGCAAACACGCAAGGAATTATTATGAATAAGCCTATTGTTAAACTCAGCGCAACTTCTATCGATACATTTCTCTCATGCAGAAAGAAATATTGGTATCAGAAGGTTAAGAATATCCAACCGGTAGAACGTCCGGATGCATTGGATTTCGGATCAGCTGTGCACAAGGCACTTGCATACATCTTCAATTCGATGAAGGACGGTGACAATGAAAAAGAAATTGTACGTCAGTATGCATTGGATCAAATCAATCAGTATGCGGAAGAATATTGTCTTCCGGTTGAACCAAAGTGCAAAGCAATTGCCCTGGTCGATTCATACATGGATTTCTACTGGGACGACGATTATCTCAAGTTCGTTACGCTCGATGTCGAAAAGTATTTTGAACATACGATTGCCGAACTTCCAATTCTTCAAGAAGTAACCATTGGTTATTTCGATGCAGTCGTTCAGAATAAGATTTCTGGCAAAATCTATGTCGTAGAACATAAGACGACAGGGATTAAGAGTGACGACTATATGGAGCATTCCATATTCGACACGCAGGTCATGATCTACATGTTAGCGTGCAAGAATAAGTATGGCCGTTGCGATGGAGTAATCTATGATGTTTTGATTAAACCAAAGCATGTAATGAGCGTTGGCGAGACGGATGAGGAATTCGAAGCTCGCAAGGCTGCATCAAAGACTGGCAGAATCAAACGTAAAGAAGCAGAGACGGAATCTGATTTTATCAAACGTGTGCAGGAATCATTCAGTGAAACGACATTTACTCGCCAACTGATTACGCATACCGACGAAGAGATTGAAGCATTCCGGGCAGAACTCGATGGTATGTTTACAGACATCAAATACTGCGATTCGTATTACAGATGCACAGGTAATTGCCTCAAGTTCGGTGCATGTCCATACATGCCTTTATGCAGTGGTAAAGTAACTCTCGATAATCTTGGTGACAAGTATGTCAATTGTGACAAAGAAAACGAGGAGGTTTAGTCATGGCATTGTCTTGGGTTAGCTATTACAAATGTGATGATTCGGATCTTCCGAAAGATGATTTACTGCGTGAAAAATTCAGTAGAAGAGATCAATCTTTTGGATTCATTAGAGCTTTAGACGATATGTTTACGCATTTTATAAATAACTTAGACGAACAAAAGACGAAAGATGATGTTATTCGATATGTGTATTCAACTATCAATTTCGCTCACGATGTTGCGACAATGGAATTCCAAGAGTTATTCAAAGAGAGTGATGATGATAGAAAAGAGTTTCAGCGTAAACTCATAGAGTTTGATGAATGGATGGAAGAAGTGAACGAGGCATGCGGAAACAAATACAAAACAGAAGAAACAAAAGAGAGTTGTTCGGCTTAATCATGCGAGTCATTCAATGGCTCGCACCAACAGGAGGTAATAATGAAAACGTCAGAGACAACGACTGAATTATTCAAAGCGATGATTGAGGTCGCACCGGAGATAAACTCAATCGGAAAATCAAAGCAAGCGTATGGGTATAAATACGCAACGCTTGATTCGCTGATTGATATGCTTAGGTGTGTACTTCCAAAGCATGATTTGTGGTTTATCCAAATGCCGACAAGGAACGGTGATAAATCATCATTGACAACAAGGGTTGTTCACAAGTCCGGAGAGTGGATTGAGGACACAATCGAAATGACAGACACTGAACTGCAAGGCAAGGCCAACGACACGCAGAAAGTCGGTGCGTCTATCACGTACTACAGACGTTATGCTCTCAGTGCGATATTTGGTGTGGCAACGGATGAAGATGTAGATGGTAATTTAAATAACGTTCAAAGACAACAGCAACAATCAAAACCCGCAGCTAAACCACAACCACAGCAGAAGAAAGATCCAACTCCATATCTCTTGCAAGACATAACAAAGAGAATGGAAGCAGGTGAAACTAAAGAAAGTGTCTTAAAGTCTTACGCCGACGTTCTAAAGACAGATAACGTCAGGCCGATTGAACAATTGACAGACACAGAGAAATCATCTCTTGCAAACTTCATCTACAAACAAAACAAGGAGAAAGAGAATGTATAATAAGGTTATCATTATTGGTAGAGTCGGGAAAAAGCCAGAGCTGAAAGAAGGAAAGAGCGGGAATAAATACTCAAGTTTTTCTGTTGCCGTGAATTCTTTCTCTGGAGGTAAAGAAGAAACTCAGTGGTTTGACATAACAACGTTTAACAAAATAGCCGAATCCTGTTCATCTAACCTTAGCAAAGGTTCTGTTGTCGCAATTGAAGGCAAACTTCAAAACAACGAATATGAGAAAGATGGTGTTAAACGTAAAACCACAGTAATCATTGCTGACAAAGTTTTGTTCCTGTCGCCGAAAACTAACGGCAATAATTCTGAGATTGCACCATCTTCTCAGAACTTACAAGTGCCAATAATTGAGGAGCAAACAGACGACATTCCATTTTAATAAACATTTATTAAAGGTTTATTAAACGTTTATTAAAATTTAATAAATGTTTAATAAACTTTATTAAACCTTTAATAAAATTTAATAAACGTTTATTAAAGGTTTAATAAAACTTAAAAAGGCTTATAAAACAATGTTTTACAGTTTTTAGCTCAGGCATTTCTTATTATATATTATATATTATATATAATATATATAATAAATAATAAAATAATAATAAATAATAATAAAATAAAATTATTATTTATTCTTTATTTTATTATTTATTAATGGAGAAAAAATAATGATTATTATCGTAAAGGATTTTTTCCTCTCCAAGACATTAAACGAAATCCATTCTCTTGGCTCAAAAAAGAATGGCGCTCACTACATGAGGGAATCAGTCTTTTTTAGACTGCTTGCATTTGACTCAGACGGAGTCTGCTTTAACTCATTTCGTCACTTTTCTGACGTTTCAGGATGTCCAATAAAACAGTGCGAGCTAATTTGGGACTACTGTGTTCGGGAAAAAATTCTGATTAAGGAATCAGACGGATTTCACGCTCACGACTGGATGGTCGCCAATGGTTTTATTCAGAGCCAAAATAACCCGTCAAATTTACGCCCCAGCGCACGCAAACGTCAGCAGGCGATACTTCCTACACCCGACGCTAAAACATGCGCTAAAACGCAAAATAACGCGCAAGAAACAGGCCCTATGGTTCGCCAACCAATGCCTTCGCCTGTACAGTGCGGGCAGAATGAGCCCCAAAAGCCTGTTTTGGTGAAAGAAGCGGTTCGTCATAACGTTTGGCTTGACCGTGACGAAATAGCTCTACTTCTTAAAACCCTAACCCAGGATGAACTAACAAAATGTCTTGATTTATTGTCTGAATGGAAGGGGAAGAATCACGTCTCTGGAGATATCAACGACTTTAAACAAATCAATAAATGGGTTATAAGTTCAGTCAGACAAAAGAAATCAACAAGCAGAAATTCCATAGACATCGATACCGATGACTTTCAGGAGTTTCTCGATGAATATGTTAAAGGATAGACTATGACAAGCGAGGAAACGAAACGTCTCTTTAATTACGCGATGATGAATTATCCAAGTTTTAGACGCTCGGATGCTGAACTGGATAATCTGATTAAGCTATGGACATCTGAATTCATCAACGTCCCGTTCAAAAAGATGATTGAAGCATTCAGATATGCTCGGACTGAATCTCCTGAATGGATGCCAACGTTGCCAATGGTACAGCGTGCTTTGGTTGAGATTGACGCTCAGAATAAAAGCAAGAATCCTGAGCAGGAGTTTAAAGATTCGCACGGAGGTAAAACAAGAGAAGAATGGGAACAGTATCAAGCATGGATTAAGTCGGAAGGGTACAAACAACGAAACGAAGAGTATCGAAAGAGACTCAAAGCAATATTTGGAGGACAGAATGAACAATCAACAAATTTATGAAATGATTGAAAAAGAAATCATTTCACAGCTTGAGAATGGGGTTATTCCGTGGAGGAAGTGTTACCATTTGAGAGGCGTTGGATGCGCAATTTCACACCAAACGAAAGAGCCTTATTCATTGCTTAATCAGTTCCTCTTGTCGGAGCCGGGAGAATACTGGACGTTTAATCAAGCAGCGAAATCAGGTTTCCATGTCCGCAAAGGCGCTAAAGCCAGGAAGATATTCTTCTGGCGTACTTTAGAAGTTGAAAAAGACGTTAAGAGAGAATGGCACGGAGGGCTTCTTGTAGAATCAGCAAGTTATAAGCAAATACCGATGCTCAAGTGGTACAACGTCTTTCACGAAAAAGACATCGAGGGATTACCGGACAAACCCCTCGATGCCGTGGATGTGGAGAAAAACAAAGTATCAATCATTGAAGCGGATTCGATTATTAATAATTATCTTGAGGCAAATAAAGATATTACATTAGTCGAATCAGATATGACACCGTGCTTTTCACCATCGACTAAAACTATACACATTCCGAAGAAATGTCAATTTGATTCTATTGAAGATTATTATGCAACGACATTTCACGAAATGACACATTCTACTGCAGACAAGTTAGGCAGAGACACAAAAGCATTATCAATGAATGATCCAAACTACGCAAGAGAAGAGCTTGTCGCAGAGATTGGAGCTGCATATTTGTGTGGTGCGTCAGGAATAAAAGAAGAGTCTGTGATAAAGAACAATGCTTCATATTGTAGACATTGGTTATTCATTCTGAGGAATAATATCAAAGATCTTGTATGGGCAAGTTCAAGAGCTGAGGCAGCATCAAAGTTTATCCTTGGCGAAAAAGAAATAAGCGAGAATGAAGATGGATAGTCATTTAACAAAAGGTAGTTCTTCTGCGTCAGAGCAAGCTGTCATCGGGTGTATTATGTTAGACGAGACATGTATTTACGCAGCTCGTGAAATATTATCACCTGATGATTTCTTTCATAGTCTGAACAGAAAGATTTACACAGAAATGCTGGCGTTGTCGGATGCAGGACAAAAGATTGATGTTGCATCATTAATTAGTCGTTTAATCTTTGATAACGAATTTAGTCAGAACGATGGCGTTGGCATTCTTACAAACTCTATAAGTCTCATACCAAGCGCGTCGTTTATTGAGACGTATGCTAGGAAAGTTAAAACAGAATCGACACGTAGAAAGCTGTCATTATTTGCGGACGGAATCAAGGATTTAATGTCGAAACCAATAGAGGATATTGGATCTTTGATTTCATCCCTCAGTGACAAACTGTTCGAACTGAACGATTTTGATGTTCATACACCGTGGAAAACATTCGGAGAAACTATGGCTATATCATGTGAAAGCATGATTGACACAACAGGAGACGAAGCTATCAAATCGGGATTCGTCGATTTAGACGGGAAACTGAGTGGCTTTAGACCAGGAGCATTAACGATTATTGCAGCGCGTCCTGCTATGGGAAAAACAGCATTTGGTCTTAATATCTTGACCAATGCAATAGTAGGTCAAAACATCCCCGTCGCATTCTTCTCGCTTGAAATGACAAGTGAGGAATTGATGAATCGTGTTTTGAGTAACCTCGCGTCAGTGGATGGCAATTCGATTCGTCAGAAAACATTGACGAATGAAGAATGGGTGCGGGTGTTAGATGTCGCAGAGAAGTATTCAAAGCTAAAAGCTTACATTGATGAAACGCCTGCAATAGACATTTCACTTCTCAGAGACAGAACAAAACGAATGTATAATCAGTATGGAATCAAACTCATGATAGTTGATTACTTACAGCTTATGCATAGTGATAAAAAGAGGATTCAGAACAGGGAGCAAGAGGTCGCAGATATTTCACGTGGGCTCAAGAGTATTGCAAAGGAACTTCATATCCCGGTGATAGCGCTTGCGCAACTAAACCGTGCTGTTGATGCGAGAGCTGAAAAGCGCCCTGTATTATCAGACCTTAGGGAATCAGGAAGTATTGAACAAGACGCAGATAACATCTTGTTTATTCATAGGGAGGATTATTACAGGCCAAATGCAGAACAGAATCATGAAGCTGAAATCATTATTGCTAAACAGAGAAGCGGACCGACAGGAGTAATTAAACTTCGTTGGACTGGAGAATACACACGTTTTGAGACGCTAGACAATAGGTTTTAGGAGGCAAACCAATGAGTACACGTTCAAACATTATCGTTATTTCACCGTCGAAGGAAATTAAGCAATACTACCGTCATTGGGATGGTTATTTCGAAGGTGCAGGACTTGATTTGATGGAGAAACTAAACAAAGCTTTTTCAGACAGATACTGGTCAAAGTACATGAAACAAGAAGAACTGAATAATAAGTTTGGTGGTTATAATCCAATGCCGGTAAACTTTTATGATATGTTTATGTTTGAAATGAACAAGGATTTACGTGTCGACGGAAAGTATGAAAACAACTACGAGCCAGAGGATGATTTAATTCTTCATGGCGATATTGAATATTTATACATCATTGATTTCAGTGTAGAGGATGGCGTTGAATCTACAAGACTGTATTATCGAGGCCTTGGAATCGGCAACGACTTTATTGAGAAACACAATCGCTCAGATTTAGATGCTGTATATCGTTATGTTGTTGATCGCGGGCGAAACCCTTTAACATTAAGAGTATGTTAATAGGAGGCAAAGACATGAGCAACGAAGCGGCCCAACGGGGGTTGTAAAACTGCATTGGGAAGGTCAATACACAAGGTTTGATAATTTGGATAAGTACTTTTAAAGGATAATACTATGGAACGAGAAACGACAGCATACGACCTTTTCAAAGATGCACTTTCGCACTACTTTGAAACACACGATGAATATCCAGATGACATAAAGTTTAGACTAGCTCTTAATGGATATGGATCGTGTTGGGAGGCATGCTTGGATATCGCAAATCATGTGCTAACGGCACCGAAGTTAAAAAGGAAGGCGTGCAAAGAATTGTCACACATGCAAAGCGTAGGGAGAAAGGAATTATGAACTTGCATTTTGAGAACGTAGACAAAGAAGCTGAATCTTTAAACAGCAAATCGTTAAAGATTTTTAACAAATGCGTAAAAGAAGGATTACAACCATATCAGCTTATGACAATAGCTCTTGAGCTGATTTATCTTACATTAAAGAACTCAGGAGAAAACGAAGACGATGCAATCAAGATTGCAGATGACGTAAGTAATTTAATTTTCACGGAAGTTGGGGATTTGAGCGAGGAGAATAAACATGAATCTTAAAGATATCGAAACTTTCGAATCAATGTGCAGGTGTGTGTGGTTTCATATTTCTCGCGGTGAATACGACCTTGCTGCACCATATTTGATTCAGATGAAACAGTTTGAAGATTCCCATGTCGAACAGGTTAAACAAACCTGTTTCGATATATTCAAAAGCGTAACAATCGAAAGACGCATCAATAGAGAGGCAAAACATGGAAGTGATACATTGCAGGATGCCGAGACAAACACTCACTGAGTACGGCAACAAGATTGGCGAATGGTTAAAACCAGACATGGATTGTGGTAGGTTCAATCATGCTTGTTCGGACATGATTTCAATTGAGATGATAACAGAGCTTGGTCTGGTGTCAGATCTATGCAAGCATTCATACACCGAGATTATCAACTCATTCTCGCTCATGACAAGATGGGTAAACCTGTCAAAGACAGTTGATTGCATTCGCATTGCAGTTGAACACTGGCTTGATATCAATGGAGAGGTTGTTTTCGATAACTACTATCTGAAATCATCAATGGACGAATATCCTGTTCACATTCACGAGGATATTTGTGTATTCGCTGCATGGGTGATTTACAACGGAGCGGATGGTGCGTCGATACGGAGAACAATGCCGACAAAGATACAGGAACAAACACGAATTATCGTGCGAAAAATTGGCGTTTCTGGTATAATCTCAATGCTTTGGCGGTCTTTGATTGCTTATATGTCCATGACTGAAAAATGCATTATTCCGGCATATAAGCAATGTTTTAAACATGGGGCAAAAGAAGGTGTGCAATTCGGACAAATGCAGTCTGCGTTTGCACAACTAAAGAAATCAGCATAAGGAGGCAAACAATGGATGAGGAACAGGCATTACTGGTTATTCAATCAGCTCTTGGACTAGCAAGAGACTATTACAACACATTACTCATGGACAAGATAAGTACTGATTTGAATTACGAATCAGAATGCGGCTATGGGTATTTGATGCTCGCATTAAATAACGTGTTTGAGAGAATTCAGGCGATTGAAAACGAACAAAACGAAGAGGAATAAATATGAAAACAAAAGAACAAACCGATTTAATGAGCTTTGGCGATTGCTCATTCCAGATTACAACCGCTAACGAGATGATGCTTTCTGCGTTGTCGAAATATGCTCAATATCTCGATTACACAACGAATGCAGCACAAGATGAGCAGCTCAACATTGACGGTCTGATCAATCAAATTCTGAGTGTCGCAATGGAACGTCGAATCAAAGAGCTTGTAAAACAGTATGGTTTTGACGGCAGCGATGATTTCATTGACGTAATGACACACTGCGAGGACGGCGAAGAAGTATCGGTTGAGCTTGCAAATCATGCACGAATTGCCCTGCAAAAAGAGCATGATGAAATACTGTCACACATTCCTATGGACAGCCCACAACGGGAATTGCCATTTCAGATTGTAGGAGATAAATAGTATGGAAGTCGAAGAATATGGAGATAGCTTTGAAAAGGTGACATCCAAGAGCGATGAAGATGTTTATTGGCCTGAAACACAATACTGGGTATGCGGAGACTATCCGGATGAAACACGTGAAATGTATTGTTATTCAGCTTGGGAGGCTCGCGATTACATCGAAGAACTTGAACGGCGACCGGAATTGATTTCAATCAGAATCGCCTCAATGGTTCCATTCGCCGGTAAACAGTACGTTTATTCCGAAGGGAAAAAGATTGATTCGATAGATGTAACGCTTAGTACCGGTGACGTTGCGGATTTTTAGGAGGTAAACATGAGTGAATGGATTAGCGTTGAAGACAAACTTCCAGAAGAAAATCAAACTGTAGTTGTATCATGTGTAGAATGTGGCGGTACATATCGTTGGGAACCAATGACAGCTCGTTTGTATGATGGACATTGGGTTGCTTTCGATGATGATGATATTGAGTATCAGCTTGGTGTCACGGTCACACACTGGCTTCCAATAGCAGCACCGCCGGAGAAATAGTCGTGTCAATTCCCGGAATATTCAGATTCACGAAGTCAGAGTTAAAGCTACTTGAAGAAAAGCACAGACAAGATGAAAAGGATAATAGCCATTGTCGCGGTTGCTATCACGGTAACTGCGAACAATGTGGTTATGGGTGGATTCCGAAAGTTAGCGATGAAGACTATATCCGTAATTTGTGGATTCATGAATGCGACGTTGAAATCAGAAAGATGGATGAGTTCATTCAGCTTGAAAACAAATCAAATCAGCTTCATGATGAAGCAGAAAAAGCGCTAAAGGCACAAACGAAATTCTACAATGACATGTCGTCAAAGCTCATGATCGAGCGAGAGAAACAGCATTTAAAAGAATTACTTGACGAAATAGGGGAATAATCATGCCTTTTTCGTATGGAAGCAGACAAGGTCACAACGTCGAATGGATAATTATTCATTATCCAGTTGCACCAGGATGCAGTGCAAAATGGTGTTGGGAGTATTACAATAAGCCAAATGTCTCTGAATCAGCGCATTTCGCAATTGACCAGAACAATATTGAATCGCTTGTCCCATGTAATCTCGCTGCCTTTCATTGTGCGACAAAAGGCAAGACAGTTTACTGCAAAGCGACAAATCTAAACTCGATCGGGATTGATCTCATGGATCGCAAGCTGTCATGCAAAACAAAGAGCGTGGCAGACTGCGACTGGTACATACCGGAACAAACACTATCACTGGCAGCCGATTTCATTGCCCGGCTCATGCAGATATACAATATCGACATTGACCATGTAGTGAGACACTACTGCGTGACTCGCAAATTTTGCCCAAGACCGTTGGTTGGTGATGATGTTAATCAATATTATGGCATTACCGGCAACCAACGATGGCAACAATTTAAGGAGCAAATACTGAGTAATTTGGAGGCAAAACAATGAGCGATAATCTACTTAAAGAGACGATAAAATGTCTACACACCTATGGCAAAAAAGAATCAGAAGTTATTTCTGTTGGCAATGATAAACATCGGATTTCGTGGGAATGCTTTAAGAAAAACGCTAATTTCGAATATGATGGAGGATTCGGAAGCCAAGAGATATGTTCTGATTTAAAGATATACGGGAAAGACTTCATTATGTTTCGGAATGAATATGATGGGGCTGAATGGTGGGATTTTTTGAACATACCAAGTCAGATAGAGCCTAACTGTTTGCAGGAAAAAGTTTCGTTTAAAAAAGATGACAATTGTTCATACCGTATTCCACACAATTATAATTTTGGAGATTATAGCGTAAATCCAAACGAGTTTTCTGTTCAATTCGAATGCGAACAATATTCTGATGACATGGATGAAGATGATGAAATATTAGATAACGAATAACGTGGAGGCAAACAATGAGCTTAGACTTTTACATTAGAGTACCAGAACAGTGTTACTACACACGAGAAAACGGACGTATGGTTAGTCACGCCGCGCCGGATTGTGAGTATGATAGTATTCATGTGGGTAACATTACGCACAACATGAACGAAATGGCCGAACATGTACCTGTTTCAGACACATTGAACCTCTATAATGTGCTTTGGCGGCCAGAAGAATCCAATCTTAACACAACAGATGACATCTTTGACTATGTAACAACTGGCGTCAAATATATGATTGAGCATAAAGGCGAACTATTGCAGTACAATCCTGATAATGGTTGGGGCGATTATGACGCATTGCTTAACTTTACAAGGCGCGTTGGAAATGCATGTTTGCTGAACCCAGGATGCGAGATTGAAGCCAATAGGTGATTTATGTACTACATTGTAAGAAATAACTTAGGAGATAAGACAATCATATACCCGTGGAGAAATGGGTATATGTTTGTTCAACCTAAACGGGGTTACTTGCCAAAACCACAATCAAAGTCAAAGACCGTTGAACGGAAAATGCACAAAGATGATAAATATTTCAACACTCGTTGTAAAACCACACTAGGGTTTTGCAGTGCTAACTTAAACTGGTTTTCACGTGATGGTTATTGGTGGGAGAAGGCAGAAATAAAACCAAAAGTATTTCCGACGACAATAGGGGTATCAGTCGTTAAATTCGACAATGTGTCACTTAAAGATGCAATAGGTTCGTGTTTTTGTGAAATGGATGCATGCATAAACACATACCCGGAGGCATTTATTGTCAACAATGGTGAGGAAACACCGTTAAACATGGAGGCAAACGATGAGCTATTTTACGGGATGGTATGAAGGCGTTATCGAAGTAAACGCGAAACTTGATTTTGCCATGCAGGAATATTACCACTTTCAGAAAACGATATTAGCCGCAATTGATTATGAAGAATATAGAATTGGTGAAGATTTCAACAGAGAGTTAATTGAAAAGAAATTTCGCGAATTAGACAAAGAGCTTTATTTATCACAGTTGAAAATCAAAAACCGCATAAGTGCTGCATTTGACAAGCACTTTGAACGAAATAAAGAAAAGGAGATAAACAATGGGAATCATGGGAATTAGCGGAGATGAAATAGTCGAACAGCCCAAACAACTACCGAACGGGGACGCTGTTTCACTGTGTGTATCGTTTATTGCCGACACGATTTACCCGGATGAGGATGAAGCCTCAATTGAGAGATCGTTTGAGTTTATGGATGAAGTTCGTGCGTTGATATACAAATACAGACAGGAGAAAAAACAATGAGATGGTATTATCCAGAAAAAGGCGAGTTGCCTGATAGAGATGAAAAATATACAGAATGTTTATGCGAGTACAAGATGTGTCCAGATAGCGCCTTATATACCGTTTTGACAGAACGCTACATGATGTTAGAGTGGCAAGCTGAGCGTGAAAGATTTAATGATGGGCAAGGGTACGAATACTATGAATTAGACAAAATTAAACGCTGGTGCTATTTGGACGAAGCAATCAACAAACTCGATGAATAACAGGGAGGTAAACAATGATTGAGGCATTGTGTAAACTTATTCAGGATAATTACAAATATCTTAACATAAGCATCGGATATACCAAGATAACAGACTGGTGTATCGAGGTTTGTGAAAGAAAAGGTGTCGGCAAAGATGAGCGAATTGTTTACTCAGAGAGCTGTGATTTGACGAAGGCAGCCGCCGATGCATACATAAAGACAGTCGAATGGCTTTGCGATAACAAAGGAGGATACTAGCCATGGATGACACAACCGAAACAACATACCTCTTTGGCTTTTCCCAAAACGTGAAAGATGTGAATCATGTGTTATTCACAAAACTTGGAGAATATATCCGGAATGCATCAGTGATGTGTGAGGACGATTATTCACTTGGCCGGGAGGTTATGAAGATCTACAACGGTTTCGCGATGGCAATGAACAAAGAAATCCACGGTGATATTCGATGAAGCAATTACTCGTTTGTATGCTTTGCACGGTGAATCTCTGGATTGTCGTTGATAGCGAAGGTAAGTGCATCGAAATCAGAGATGAACAAAACACATATCCCTGTACCGAGTTTGTCATGATTGACACTGGGTGTTGGGACGAAAACGGCGAAACACAAATGTGCAGCGCACAGTGGGAGCAACAATGAAATCTCTTGAACACGCTGAACAAGTCACTCTCATGCAGTGGTGGTCACTCCAATGCCGACGTTTCGGAATCTACGAACAGCTATTGTTTGCGATCCCGAATGGTGGACAACGGAACATCATCACTGCCAAACGAATGAAAGATGAGGGTGTACGTTCCGGGATCCCTGATTTGTTCCTTGCTGTTTCACGTGGTAATTTCCACGGGCTGTTCATCGAAATGAAAAAACCACGAGGCGGTGTGGTTTCCGACAATCAGAAAGCCTGCATGGAAATGCTCTCAAATAACGACTATTGCGTGACAGTTTGTCACGGTTTCCTTGACGCACAAGAGGCAATTAAAGGTTATTTGTCGCTTGTAGTATAAGGATTTGCGGTGAGCAAGGATGCATGGTTTCGGCCATGCATTTTTTTTGTGTTTCGAGGTGACACGGACGTCATCGAACATGTCACTGTAAAACGTCCTGTGAACTCGCCCAAAGCCGAAACTTTCAGGCGAGCGTTCGAATAATTGTTTGACAAGACTAAACAAAAAGTTTAAAAGCCTTCACGCACACAATCCACGTGTTGTCTATTCTGTTCAGATGCTACAGCTCTGATTTGTGCTGTTTCCATATAAGAGAGTCCTAAAAAGAGCCTTGATTGTTCGCATCAGTCGAGGCTCTTTTTGCTGCACGTCTCATTCCATCATCGATTTGTTCTTGAGAGAATCTCGCATATACCCTGAGCGTTGTCGATGGCGATGCATGGTCAAGCAATTTGCAGATTACCTCGATTGGCGCACCATTCTGGATTGCTCTCGATGCGAATGTGTGTCGCAAAGAATGAGGAGACAATCGCTCCCCGTTTTCATCAACGCCAAATTGGAGGTACATCCAAGCCTTTAGCCGATATGCGTACTTTTGTGGATGCTCATTCCATAAATGACCAGATTCCACCCGGTGTTTCCACAGAGACATTATCTCTTCATTTTGGATCCTCAGGTTGTAGTCATAATCTTTGTTTGACTTAACGTTTATCAAATGGATTTTACCGTCATTGTTAAGGTCGTTTAGCTTCAATGACATTATTGTTGATACCCTCGCACCTGTTTCCACGAGAAGCAGGATAAACAGTGTGTATGCCTTGTCTTCTCTTGACATGGCATAAGAAATTAGCCTGTCCATCTCTGAGTCTGTAAGCGTGCGTTTTCGTGGTTGAAACTTGGTTTTTATGCACACGTCACATACTGGATTTCTGACCTGCTCCCCTCTGCTAATCAACCATGTGAAAAACGCATTTATGTTGCCAACATAAACCTTTAGTGTAGACGGTTTGACGTCCATCGTAAGGATTTCGCGAGTTCGCTTTTTGTTGTTCTTGTCGTCGAAAGAGAATCCACTCAGGCAACGGTTGTAGAGACCTCGGGTGTGTGCAGATAGTTGCTTAACCACGAAATATTCTTTCATGTATGATTGGAAATCTTTGTTCTGAGTTTTAAACCTCAATTCTCTGCGAGCCTCAGCAATCTTGCGGTAAAACACATCGACTGGATCGCTGTCCAAGATTTTTACAGTGATTGAGTGGGATTTGCCCGTAGAATCATGCTCTGTGAGAATCCATCGGTGTCCAAATTTTGTCCGTTTTTTGGCTAAACCAACCACGTGTGGAAACTTGTCCCTTGTCTTTTTCTCTTTGCTCATATTGCCTCCTTTTTAAGCATTGGCGCGCATTTGCGCGGCGCTCGTTCTAGTGTCAGGAGGGATAAAAAATCAAAGAAAAAACGGCTTGCCGATTTTATACACAATTGACAAATGGCAAAAATCTCGGCCATTCATGCGGCCTTAGTAGTAGTCACACAAAATTTGTCCAAAGACAAGTCACACGAAAAGAGAGGAAACCCGCATGACTAGAGGCTATACCGAATGTTCAATTTGTACAAAAATTCATTCGACAAAAATTTATTGTACACGGTCTTTCCTGTCCCACTTATCGGTGGGGACTAGAACAATGTCTTTTCCGGCTTTCATAACCTCGAAGAATTCAAACCGTTCCTGAGTGTCATTGTACTGCTTGCCGATTTGAACTTGTACAGTTGACCCCATTTCACTTTGAAGCCGCTTCAATCTCTCAATAAAATCACTCACTGTCATTTCTCTTAATCTCCATTACGCGATTATAAAGCCCTATGGCCTCGTTTGTTGCGCCGTTTCTTTTGTAGTTATGACCGCCCATATTATATGCGAAAATCACCTCTTTGAACGTCCGAAACGATGATTGCAAGTGCTTGATATAGAGAATTGCCGCTCTTGTGGAACATTCGATGTCATCCAGATTTGAGCATCCATAGTGTTTCCCGGTACGTGGCATGAGCTGCCAGAATCCCCTTGCACCCTTGTGTGATTCAGCTTTCAGTGTGCATCTGGATTCTGCCACCATTAAATAATAATAGTCTTTCGATACATTTTCTTTTTCGAGTATTGATTCAACGGTTTCGCGATATTTTGAGCAGTTTTCAAGCCATGAGGAATAGTCCCTGGCGTCTGCAACGGTGCATGTAAAAAAGAGCAAAACAAAGGCAATCGCTTTCATTTCCAAGTATCCAATTTTATATCTGATATTCTATCAGCCCAATTCTCAGGATAATGTGAATGATACCATACGGAATCTTTCTTTTTCAATCGTTTGAACAGGTATAGGCAAACAGACGGCAATCCTACAACAATCAGATAAAACAATCCTGTGTATACGGATTGTACTGAATGCCCCGCTTCGTGCATGAGTACAAATTTCGGCGCGCATTTCGGTGCAAACACATATTTACCAAGCGAAAAGCAGAAACTGAATTTCGTTTCTCTAAACTCGATATCGATTCCGTTTATCCTTTCCGTTTTCCAGTATCGGAAAAACAGGCATAGGAACAGCCCTATAATGAGTTGTGGACATTGCCAGAATATCAGTAGTAATCGTTTCATAAAGTCTCCAATATACAAATAACCCCGACCGGGAAACAGATGAAAACGCGATCGGGGCTATTTGCTTCTTTCACATGGAAGCATCCATGAATGTATTCTCACGAATAGAATCATGGACAGGTTCGGATATCAGGAGAAGGATTCGAACCTATACAAACGAGTGAGGCAAAACTGTTTGTATGTAGCATTATATTTAATAATTTGTACAATGATTGTCAAACAAAAAAAAAAAAGATGCAAACAGTCTTTGCAATGTGGTATTGTCTGTTAGCGGTTTGAAACCACCGCTAATGATGCGAAATGAGGAGGCAAAACAATGATATGGCATCTCATAAAGACTGGTCATAGACCAAAGCATGGTGCTGATGTTGTCTGTTTATTCTATGATGGAGAAGCAATAGAGTGCCGTTACGATCGTTCAGACGATACATTCATCCCGTATGACCAAAGATGGGACATGCAGCCGTTTAAAGCCAATGAGTTCAAAGCGTGGAGTTTCATGCCTAATCATATATTTAATATTAGAGATTCCTATGAGGATTTTTTATTGTTCTCTAGCACACATGAATTTCCACCATTAAAAGAAAAGTCAAAGGAGGCAAAACGATGAAACGAAAACCACATTCATACGGATACTATAAGCAGGCACGCCAACATCGAAAGCATAAAAAGAGACTACCCGGAAAAGGTTGAGAAAATTGACACCGATGCGCTGGCGAAGGCTATTCGCATGACATTATGGGAATACGGCTTTCTTGATGACTGCGATTAAGCAACCCCATTTAATGACACGCCGGGCGCAGCGCCGGCCATAATCAGGAAGGAAAAGAACATGTTAGTCAGAGATCTTATTGAGCACTTAAAAAAAATACCCCCAGGCACGCCGGTTCTGGCAAAAGATATTTTCGGAAAGCCATCCACGTACATCATACTGCGTTGCGTCCCTGATGGCTTAGCTATTGACGCCGCACCCGAGCCCGACACCGACACGCGATTTTATGAGCACCACTCCGACGGACCTGGTGACGATAGATATTGCCCGGGGCCTTATAATGGAGAGTTTAACGAATAACCGCACGCGCGCCGCGTTTCGGCGCACATCTCTAAGAAGGCGAAGAAATCGTATTTGAAGGAGGCAAAATAATGGCATATTTACTTGAAAGAGATCCGCTTAATGGCGAAGGCGGAAAGATTGTATTTGAAGGTCGCGAAATCGCAAAAGTTGAAAACGTACATGCCGAAGTTGACAATCGTGAAGAACTAAAACTTGATGACTTGAAATTGCCTGAACTCAGCAATATTGATCATGATAAACTCAGTGCAACAGGAACAGTCAAAGTTACACCGGAAATAAATGATTGGCTCAAAGACATGGAGGCATTGGCAATTGTCGAAACGTGGCGAAGGCTTAAAAAGGATATATAAAAAAAATCCCCGGACGCTGAATCACGTTCGGGGTTGTGGATAGTTCCCATGACAGCCTATCCGTACCGTCATGGACGTTCCCGGGATTAACGAGCAAGGCTTAAAAGGGAGGCAAAGAAATGAGGTGGAAATATATTGAACGTGGCGAGTTTCCGGAGCTTGGAGACGTCTGCTTAATCTTTAAAAGAGCGGACGGGTTTCACGTAGCTACTTTTTTCTCAAATCATTGCTATTTCAGTACAACCAACAATGAAGAAATCCTTGGCAAAGATGTAATAAAGTGGATAAACATCGATGAAATAAAAGATGCTATCGAATGTGACGATGATGGCAGAGAGCATGATTACGAAATGTTCCCTGCGCACCTTTATGTTACCGGCATTAAATGCGATCTTGAAAATGGAAAAACAGAATACTGCCTAAAGTCAAAGACGATTGATGTCGATTACGCAAACAAAGACGACGATGAAAAATTGTTCGATGCAGCAAAAAGGCGCATGCCTATCATTGCGGAGTTTAAATATGTAGGAGGTGACCTACATATCCGAAACGTAGAGATTGTCGAACACGAGGATGAATCATGAGACGGTTACACAAACTCCGATGGATCGGTTATTGGGATTTTATTCGCCGAGACCCAGTACCTTTGCACAAGGGACACCGATACGTAGGTCAAGGCAGGAGATTAAAAGCGATCTATACCTATGGGGATTGCGAAAAAGGCGAAACTTTAACAACCATAGATAATGAGCCGCCTGCTTATACTGCGAAACCAAAATGCAAAGGCGCACTGCGTTCATGTTTCGTTTGGGCGGCTTGGAAGAGATACCCTGAGCTGTTTCGTGATTTATAAAAAAATCCCCGGACGCTGAATCACGTTCGGGGTTGTGGATAGTTCCCATGACAGCCTATCCGTACCGTCATGGACGTTCCCGGGATTAACGAGCGAGGAAACGTTTAAATCGCGCTCGGTGATACTCTAAGCCTTGCGAGCTTTTGAGCTATCATACATGGTCAGGGATGGATTCGAACCACCAATGTTTCTAATGTCACGGATTTACAGTCCGCTGCCTTCAACCAGTTCAGCGCACCTGACCAAAACAGCCGAGCTACATCTCATTCGAGGTTTCACTCGGTAGTTATTATCTACTCTGTTTCATCTTCGGAATCAACCCCATAATACAGCCGCAATGCATCAATCTGTGCGGCGCATGATTCCCAAGCAAGTATCGCCGACGAAGCAAAGAAGGCTAAATCCTGGTTCGTTTTGATTTGATTCACCTTCGGCTTCACGCATGGAATGAGTAAATAGCTTGGCGGTGGCACTTGCTCAATCTTCGTGACAATAGTCGGCGAACATGTCTTGCACGCTTGAAGGCAGCTCGCACTGAAGCCAATCAGTAGGAGTGTCAGTAACAAGGATTTGTTCACGTTCATCGGCTTTCTCCTTTGCATCCTGAACAGCAACGGCTGCCCGCTCAACTGCCACGTTCGCTTTGCTCATAATTTCACGTATAGAAGCGTTTTCATCCTTTACAGCTTGTAACTCACTTGCGAGCCTTTCTGTCGTCTGGCGTTCAATTTCGAGCTTCTCTGACGTGCGTTTGTATGACCAGTTGAAGAGAATGATTGTGAAAACAAAACATGCAATCCCATAAATAATAATAGCGAGCTTTTGTTTGATTGTCATAACCATTTCCTCACTTTCCAGATGACACAGATCGTTTTATCAATCTTTTTCGCACGCGCTGTCTTGCTTATCAGCTCGGTTTTGAAGTGGCCGTGAATGAGATAAAATAGCCGAACCTTATCTTTTTCAGCCCAATATTTAACGAGTTCATTCATAGCCACGCCGTTAGTTTGAGAACAAATTTCCCGTCTTTGTAGTCAGCATCAGCCAAATCGACGTGATATTCATCATCCGCATCTTCGACGAACGACATAACCGTTTCAATTTCAGCCGACGGATCAAGATGGTTTAACAGCTTTTCAACTAACTCTTTAACCTTCATTCGAAAGCCTCGTTATCTCTTTGTAAATCGAATGCCAGTCAATATCACCGTTAGGCAGCCGAGGAATAAAAAGCGCGTGGTCATCGATAAGAACGTCTGCATGGCATTTCCTCGCAATCGGATAATCATGTTCGATTATCATGTCAGGATTGCCGTTTATGGCATACAGACTAATATCACGTTTCGTAAACCAATCAATAGCCAATTGAAGTACATCATCGACGCCGTGATAAGGGAAATGTTCACGGCATGTCCAAAGAATAATATGATGCCCATCTGATTGTATTTTCTTTAATGCCAGTTCAGCACCGAACATATCAGCACCGACATGGGGAAATTCATCATGTACACAGACGCCATCGAAATCAACGGCTATTGTCAGTTTTTTCATAATCACCTCGTAAAAAGAAACCGTCGGGTTCTGTGCGCTCCGACGGCTCTTTACAATTTTCTCGCATATTGTAACGCGTTGGTCATCTCAACCTGATGTTACTCTTAATGAGAAATGTTCACCAGATGTCAGACAGCAGGCACTATCGCGGTCTGCTATACGTCTGATTCTATACGCACATCAAAATCAGAAAGTGCCTTATTATATCATACCCCCATCCGACTGAGAATAGGTTTATTGCGCATCATCTGCAATTCATCATAAATCATGTATGCCTGTGACTTGATTTCGTCCGGCGTCATGTCACATGAAACATTGATTTCTTTGACGAACGTGTATCGGTAAAACTCTTTGACTAGCTTTTCGATTTGTAGTTTGAGCGATGCCAGGTAGTAAATGCTTATATCCTTTTCGCATTCTCGCCCACGTTTAATCACACGCTCCTTTGCTGTTTCCGGTGGGCAATTCAGATATATCACTAAAGACGGATACATGACACTACGGCTCATGTTTGCAAACAGCTCTGAATAGACTGTGACCTCTTCATCACACAGAATGCCATCATCTTTGAGCATTTCGACAAAGCATGAATCACCGAACATCGACGAATCTTGCACCGATGAAACACCTGCCAGTGCTAAATCCTGTGCAAGCAATTGTTGCTCATATCGCTTGTTAAGCATGTTCACTTGCATCGAAAAAGCATATCTTTTCGGATCTTGGTAGTACAGCGGTAGCAATGGGTTTGTTTCGACCGGTTCCCATAGCCCCTCGCATCTACCTTCCTTCTCGATAATCACATCCTCAAGTGCATGTGACCAGCTTGTCTTCCCGGCGCCGATCGTACCCAAAATGCACACATGATACCCACAATGTTTAATCCCCTTAGCCAAGCAAGCCGCTTGGACGTTTTCCACACCCATGACACTATTCTCCTTTGCCTTCCTTGTTATCAGTGTCTTTATCCGAGGTCAATTTGACCTCGATGTCACCCTTTTTTGCCTCAATGGTTGCACCTCTAAGCCATCCATTTGCTAATACTTTTTCAATGGTACGAAGTGCGACATAAACTCCGGCGATCACGAGACCACCCACAAGAATTATCTTTCTGGCATCATTCGATAACACTTCGAAATCGACAACAACGCCAATCAAAAGTGCAAGAACAACAACGATTACACACCAACGGTACGAAATATATTTTGGAGCTTTACGGTTCAAAATCGGCACCCCCACGCCGAATATGAGAATAAATGCCACAATGATAATTGTTGCCCAAAGTGGAGAAATCATTTGCACACCACCTCCGATTAGTCAAGAGATAAGCATTGCACGAGAGCGTATGTCGATGATGTATTCAGGACATCGCAAAGCCAAATATATGTACCATCGGGAACAGTCGGAGCGCCCTGAGATTGTCCAATCGTTCCGCTATCAGACCGGCAGAATTGCAGCTTGTTTGTTCCCTGCGAATGATGTGTTCGTCCCGTGATGTTATTATCCAGTGTGATTTGATCTGACACATATACCATCAAAATCGAACCAACACTCACGGTTCTCGATGACGTCGAGGTATTATACCCGGGTGCAAATCCCAAATCCCCGGAATTGAATCTAACCGGTGTGTTAAACGTCGTTACTACTTTTGTCCCGGTATATCCGCACGATACTTTGACATCATTCCCGAGGGTAAAAGCAAATCCACCGTAACCATCGCTTGAATCATAGTACACAGAGAATGTCGCATCATCGCTGCCACCAGTAGTGGATGGCACAACAATGTTAGCATAGCTTATATTTGATTGAGCCAAATATTTTGTGTAGCTGTCCCAAACGACAGATGAACCAGAGATGTGATATTTACCGATCTTATCATCGTTGATTCGAAGCCCACCGCCATTGATGTGCGTGAAAGGATTTGTCGCGGAACCAATCACTTTATCAGTAGCATCGCCGATAGGAACAATATAATCACATCCGAGTGAAGGTGTGACTTTTACCGTTCCACCACCGTTTATTCCGTTTGCGTAAACGGCTTTGAAATGTCTTGTGCTACTACCGATATCATCCCCGGATGGAAGTGTCGGGTGAATAACAGCATCGGCATGAGGAATGATGCTTCTCGTTTCAATGTTGTCACCAATAGCGATCTGATTTCCTGCGTTAGAAATTGCACCTGTGACAACAGATGAAACATATAGATTCCGGAAACGGTTTGATGATTGGCCGATATCGAGCTGTGGCACACCAGGATCTTCCTCATCAAGTATTGCACGAATATGTCCACTAAAGGTTGATGTCCCTGCCGACAATGTGCCAATCGAAACATCATCGCGGAAGACAGCGTAATCCATGAATTCTTTCTGGCCATAAATGACTTGATTGTCACCTGAAGTGAGATCGCTTTCTTTATGGCTCGTGACTGTCCGTCCTTTAAGGAGATTGAATTCTGCAAGCGTGCAATAAGTTGATGTTCCCGGTGTGGTCACGGCATTCTGATTGATTGCATAAACCATGTCGAACAGTGTCTCATATACGTTGGCAACGTCACCAGTTTCCGGCAAATGGAATGGCTCTTGCGAGCTTGCAACATATACTACGTATATATTCGACGGAGCGCTTTGTTTATGCCCATACAGATACAGAGTGTTTGCATCGCCGCCTGTATTTGTGCCCGCCAAGAATGAAGCACGTGCCATGACATGTTCTGTCGTTGCACCGATAATCGAAACTGTCGTTGTATTCGACATTGCAGATGATGGACGGTTCTCGACTAATGCAGCCGTTGCCGCATCTATAAACGTCGTTGTTGCATCGCATCCATCGAGAACGAGTTTGTCGGCAGCCGTCGCAGCAGCGAGCAGTTCGATTCCTTTAACAGTCAATGTATTTACGTCGTATGCCATGATTATACCCCCTATTCCGTATAAGCCGTCCACGCATCTTCGCTTGTAATATCTGGATTGGATGGATCCCAACCGGCATAAACGATTTTACTATACAAGTCTGAACTCGTAATATATGGGAGTCCTGTTTGATATGTATATTTAAAAACACAAAGATAATTGCCATTTGAATACGCATTACCTGGTACTATGTTTGTATGCGGCACCACGTTATTCACTGATAAGAAGTCTATTTTCGCGATTCCCTTAGACAAGATCCCAAGTGAATTTATTGGGTTATTTGGAAACCCTGTATCTAGAGGGCTTATTTTTGCGGCCTCATAAGGAAAGTAATTAGAGGGCGAACTGCAAATAGCCGTGATTGGGGATAATATATACATGACGGGGCTAGTGTTTGTTGTATTATAAGTGGCTTTATTTTGCCGAGGGATTCCGTTCGAGTTTAATGTTTGGAGATACCCAGACATACTTTTATTGCTCGGAGTGCCACCACTCCCGGCACTTGCTGTAGTTGTGAATGAAAATATATTTTTCGTGTCATCCGGTGAAGATAAAGAAAGTGCGTCGATTGCGGAGATGTTAAAATATCTAGTTCCACTAATAGAGTCCGACGTTAAGGCTATAATACATTTATCTTTTGTCGCGTACCCGTAATATCTAACGGAAGGGACAGATTTTGAAATTGAAGCCGAATCGCCAAATTGAGACATAAAGGCAAGTCTATCTAACGTCGGACGCTCATTAATATTGGTGGTATTCATATCAACCAAACTTGCACAGCACATATCATTTGTAATAAAAGTATTAGTAAGAGTCGTACCACTATAATAATAATAACGGTTCGCGAGATTTAATGACGTCGACGACCCGTTGCTCGCATCGTTTAACGTGGCGATTGCATAATATGCCTCGTCGGTACCATACCTAAAGAACGATACCAGATTGAATCCGGACGAATCCAGTTTATAAATCACGTTACCGTGCGTTCCGAACGAATAATCACCGTTTGAATAGCTAAAATCCCACTCTGCACCGGATGCTGTACAGCTCTCAGTGAACGCTTTCAGTTTGCACTTGTGCATCTTTAGTGTTTCTGCAAGCACCTGTGCATCAACCGAGGAATCGTAATCAGCGGGACGTGAGTATTTGTACCCCGCAAATTTATAACCACCTAATGCCATGATGTTTTCTCCTTTTATTACTCGTTGTTCGACGGGTCCCATCCGATTGCTAACCCTAAGTTTGTTTCTGCATAGTAAAATTTTTTGTTATCAAACGTTTGTGTCATATTACCATTTCCTACCGCTCGAAAATAATCCGTTTCCAAAAAGCCTTTCATTCCAATCCCCGTAACTACTCCTTCGGTGGATAAGTCTACCGCAGCACGGACAGCTACAAACGCGGACCAAGCTGTTTGACCAACTTTCTGTGAAATATTCGGGCTAAGCATCATCCAAGACAGAGGGAAATAAAAGTTTGAAAAATCATACGAGCTAAACGTATTAAGCCAATTTCCTGCGGCGTCTGTGAAGCAAATATAATTACGGGTATTTGCAGTATTTCTAATAACCCCAAAACCATTATAAGAAGATCCGCTAGATATAAGAGCATCAATTGGGAAACCGATTATGCCAACCCATTGTTCATAGCCAGTTGTTTCATTCCTGAACACGATAGTCCCATACTTAGCCTGAGGAGAAGTGTCGTCTTCATTCAGCAGTGAGCCAAAAAGTCGACCAGTAGCATAAATAGGTACAGCAGGATAATTATGAGTTTCTGAATCACCGTGATTCGCACCAAACATTACACAGTCTGGTGTTGCCATAATGAAGTAGGCATAATATATCCCTGACTGCGGTCTATGCCCCGCAGGCGCATTATCTGAAGAACTTCCACTTCTGTAATAAGTTCCACAAACTCTAGTTGCATCATTCGGATAAAATGTTTCTGTGGTTGGGTCACCAAAGACACTAGAAGAACCCCCCGGAATCATAGAACAGCACAGCCCAGAATGATATGTATTAGTAGAAAAAATAAAACTTGACGAATTATTATAATTTTTTGTCCCCATATTATTGGGCTCATAAAACATCAAGAGTTTACAACCACTTATACTGTTAATAAATAACAAACCTGGTGCGTCCGAATATGATGTACTCAAGTTTTTTATATTTATGAAGTCATTTATTGTTGGGCACCTTGAAGTATCAAGTACCCATCCGCAATCACAATCAAATAGGCATTGCGCACATTTCTTTATTAACACCTCGGCACGTTGACGTTGCAATGCGTTAGTACTTCCTGTTGGGAATTCTTCACTTCCGCCCAATACATTACAGACTCTGCATTTAAATCCCATATTTCAATCCCCTTATGAATCCTGTGTCATAATACCAAACGGCAAAAAGCCTTCCTCAAACTTAAAATCCTCACTACTCGTCTCGGTCATCACGCCAAATAAGGCCTGCTTTTTAGGAGGCTCTATATATTCAACCAGAGCCGCCCACTGCTCACCCTCGTCCGTATCGGGGGCATCGAGCCTCAATTCGCCGTCATCGAGATACAAGCTCTCGCCGTCGGCCTGTTTGGTATTACCTTCCACATCCATGAAAGCCATTACAGCCGAACCATTGTATGGGGTATCAGCCGCCGGGGCTGTGCCGTCCTCAAAGTATACCGGTATGTCTGAATGCGAAATATTGGTGTTTTGCGTCTCGTTCCTACCGTTCGTCGTGAAATAGAAGGATTCTGTGCGAACGCCTGTTTCATACACAGTTATCATCTGTGCCGCTTCATCCATAAGAACGTAGCTAACCTCGCCATAAACTAAACCTTCATCGACAATGGAGTGAACTATCGTGCCTGTGTTAGTATCGAATACGATGTAAGAAGGTGGGTCTCCGACATCTGTTGACCACCCTCTCGCTTCAAATTCAGCCTGCGACATCCAACCATATTCAATATCATTCTGTACAAGATAATATGTTTCATTGTCCTGAGTAAGTGTGGCCGCGTTAGACACTTCGGAATCTCTCGCTACTGTCAATTCAGTAGCAGCAGCCGGATAATATCCTTCCAACGCCAAATCATCGATGCTATACCAACCAACAACACCCGGAACAAAGAACGAGAAAGTAAATATGTCCATCAGGTCTTCAGCATCATAATAACCGCCGCTTGCGAATGCAGTCCCCCACGGATTTGTTGTTTTGTACTGTACACTGAATGTTGGCGTCTTTGTGTAGCCATGGTGATCATGCCAGTACCCGAATGTGTTGTATTCACCATTTATCTTGTACAGTCTAGTTGACATTATCACACCTCAATCCATTGCACAGAGATTGAATTCTCACCAAGATACAAATCCTCATACCCTGCACTTGCAGTTGCCGAAGTTATAGCGGTCTCATGCGATGTTGTACCACAAGAGATATAGTTTGTCGCCTGTGTATTCTCGATATGGCCATACAGCCATTGAATGTGTGCAGGGCAAACGGTCATAAACCAATCAAGGAATCGACGTATAGCATTAGTTGTCGCATCCTCGACAAGCACACTCACTCTCAAATGGTTGTTTGGGTCATATTCAAACGAATAGTTACCGACACCAAACAATTCAAGCATTCTCTGTTTGACATAAGGTTTGGTAATCTGCCAATTGTTTGCAAGGTATAAAAGCACCATTTGACGGCGTGATTCAATCGTTTCGTCGCCATATAGCTTTATGCCCATGATGCTTTCCCAATATTCTAGTGTGGAGACATCACAGGTTTGAATAAAGAAATTCTCTAATATCTTTGCATAATCGGCTTTGGCTTCGAGTAATTCTGTATTCTCGCTTTCAGCCGTCGCATACATGGATTTTATGCCCGCATATACAGGCGGCAAGAGCGTTTGTAAATCATACCATCTCATTGTTTATGCCTGTGTAAGAGTTACTGAGTAAAGATGCGGGATTCTTTGACCGTCTACTTGAGGTTGTTGCTGTAAAACAATATCAGCCCTGTCACTATTGACCATGACGCTTGTTGCAACCTCTACGCCATCGAGATTGTTTAATACTGATAACACCTTGTTGTAATAAATCGTTATTGAATATGTGGCAGAATTCCAATCGGCCATTTCTCCCCATGATTTGCATTGATCTAAGATGTATTCATTCAGCTTTTGCTCTGCATCTGTCTGAATTTCTTCGATAGTCTTGCTTGAGGATGATTTGATTACAATATCGGCTGTTATTGTGAGATCGTATTGTATTGGACGCGTCATTGTGACAACTGCACCGATTGGGGCTATCCCATAACCGTTTGCGGAAGGTGTCGCACTGCCTGCATCCGGTGGGCACACAAGAGTTTGCAATTCAGATAGCTTTGCACTTGTCACCGGTAAATAGTCTTCATCCACAACGGAAATTAGCACCGTTCCGGGGCCGTTCCACACAGGATAGATTTGCACTGCGCCGACACCCGTTTGAGCAAGTAAATACTTTTTATACGCATCGATATTGCCCGCAAATTCGACACGACCGATCGCCGACAAATAGCGAGCCCGAAGCGAATCATCTGTTTCGACGTCCTCGCCTGGAATGATTGTGCCTATCAACAATGCGTCTGTGAGGCCGTTCACAAACCCAACAACGCCAAGAGTGCCCGAATATACATTGCCGATTGCACCGGCTGTGTCACACGTCAATTCGCCCACAAACGGCGTGTCAGGGTATGATGCATCCGGGGAATTTACAGCCGCTTTTGTGAGCGTATAGTAAATATTTCCACCTTCCTGCATTATCATAAACTGAGTGCCGACAGGCGGTGCAATATTAAAACGGCCTTCACGGATTGCAGGAACGGCTTCTTTTCTGGTTAAACCGGCTTCTTCTGCGATATAATCCAAATATTCAGTTGTTGCTGTCTCCCCATAGGCTTGCTTTTGGATGTATCCCATGTCCAAATACAAACCCTCAATTGCCCATGCAGCCGCCGCAAGGCTTGTTCGTATGAGAGATCCTTCACGCTTGTTCAAGTCAGATGGAACGCGTGCAAGCATGTCTGCCAACAATTTTGCGAAGGTTTTATCTGATAAATCTATCATCTTTTACCCCTGAATTGTTGTGGAGATTTGTACATCCCCGAATATTGTAGTTACTGTGCATGTGACCAACATACCAGAATCAGCCACTTTTTGAAACTCAAAAGCGCCAATAGTTGTGATTCTGTCATCGATAGATAAAGCGTCGTTTATGCGTCTGACAATATCGCCACGAATATAATTATAATCTGTGCCTATTAAATCCTGCAAAGACACACCGAAATTCTTTCCCATTATTGGCCATTTATATCGCTCTGTTTCAAGGGCAAACCGGATGTCCTGGGAAACGGCTTTTAAATTTGATTCTGGTTCGTCATTGTATCCAGATTCGAATTCCACAATCCATTCATTTGAAGGATATGAGACGAATTCAGCTTTGCTTGTTGTTATATCCATATAACCCCCTAATCTGTTTCATCGCTTCGAGTAAAGATGCGTGAAAGCACTATAAATCTTTGTCCTGAACTCACTCTTAGCATGATAACTTTATCATCTTTTTCAAGACCTCTGTTTGTGGTTATTACAATCCTATCGTTATCAGAATCAACCGGTAAATCACTATTAAATTCAGTGCAAACGGCATTCAGAACCGTTGTGACAATCTCTGTATCCTGATTAAAATCATTAGTTTTAGGAACTGTGCCAACCGCTGTACCTTCCAATGGAGGTGTTGCAATTGCAACAGTGAGTGGTGGAGTCCCAACAATATGCGTGTGATTTGCTATTGTAGCACCGATTTTATGAGTATGTTTTTGGATTGTAATTTTCTTTTCAACGACCGGTTCGGTCAATAGAATAGAATTGCCTGATATCTCTATTGTCGAATCATTGAGGCGAATTTTAAGTGGGTCTGCGCTTGTGACTGTACCAAAGCAATATTCTATTGGGTTTGTCGATTTGACCGCATTCACAGCAATCGATTGTATCGTTGTCAGTAGGTTTGATTTGCTCATTGTGGCGTATCCCTCCAGAATGTTCGTGTCTCCAAATCCATCGTATGGACACAATCCTCAAATCGATGTTCTACGGCATCCAGAATCACCATTTGACGCTTCGAAACAGCATCATCCAACGAAGGGAAGTGGATAGTTATCATCATCCCTGCTCGCAATCCTGGCACCCCCAAAGCACTAATATTCATGGTTTTGAACGGCCTATTTTTCATTTCGAGCATTTTGTTTGCTCTATCCTGTGCTTGTGCTGTGCTTATATTATCATCAACGGATTCTGTGAGTCTAAGCGGCCCCCATTTCTGCACATTTGGGTCAATTTGTCCCTCTGGTGGAGCTGTTACGTAAATCCTTCCTCCAACTGCACTACTTTGTCGATATAATGCAATGTCGTTGTATGTGTCGTTGTCAATGTCAGTAGATAGTGTGTATTCTGTTGCTAGTGCATCATCCCCAATATAAACATCAGAAATCATTTCGTCCGCATAGGATAAGGTCAACTCGCCGAAATTGTCATAAAACACAAGTATCTTTTTCGTCATGACACACGCTGTATCAACAATGCGCGAAATCACATCAAAACAGCTCTCATTGTCTATATATAATTGTTGCCCGACCTTTGGAACATCGGCAATTTTACCGAGTTTAAGATTGTACGTTTTGGCTATATCCGTGATTATCTGTTTCGGATCATAGTTCCATTCGTAATAATTCGAGAATGTGTTTTTTAGGTATCTCAAATTATCATAAGCAGTGAAAGACAATACACCCCATCTGTCAATTGTTGTCGAAAAGATTCTGCCATAAAACATAAGAATCCCATCGACCTTTAAACGTACTTGCGCACCCATACGTGGCACATGATCTTGTACATCAGGAATTTCACCTGATAGCGTGGCTGGTGTACAAGTTCTCTCAGTTCTCAGTGACAGGCTTGACGGGGCATACCAATAAATACCTTCGCCGGGGTTTTCTATAAACAATTCGATATTGCTCATATATCAACCCCATACAATTGATTCAGTCTAACGGCTGTATTCTGCGTGTTTGCTTTGACGCAATCTGCCTTGTTCACCCATCCAAGACCATCGATTAAAACGCGGCTCATTTCTGGTTGTGCGCTTGGTGGTAAAACCCTTTGCACAATACCGTTTGCACGTGTCAAATATCTTTTTGTAAAAGCAAGCGCCGTTGTGAGTTGGTCATCCGTTTCGAATGCAGGGCCGGAAACCGTCACCATGTCACCCACTACAATTTCAGCATTGTCCACTTCACGTTGTTTGGTCTTGACCAGGTATGTAGTATCGTTTTCAGAATCCACACTTGCCCGTTCTACGCTTTGCGGCTCCGTATTCCGATATTCCTGAACGGATAACGAGAAATATACATCACCTGCTTCACCACCTCTATCCGTGATTTCAAACGATGATATAACCGCTTTGAAGGATGTGTCGAACGTTGGTTGATCTACATCATAACGATTGATTATGAATAAGAATACAACTTTGTTCCTTTGCAGCATCCGGAAAAAGTCAACGTAGAATTCAGGCTTGTACCATGCATTAGATACAGTTCCCGTCATAAATGAGTTGCGAGGGAAAAAACTATTTATGTCAACAGATGCTAGCTTTGGATTTCGTGGAATAACAGTTTCACCCAAAGAAATCAGATTGTAATTAGTATTGTCGCCATCATATCTGATAGATAGCTCGTTTGGATTCATCGGCAAACGAACCGTCTGCTTCGATGTCTGGAAATATATTCCGAATTGTCCTGATTCGTTCATTATCCCACGTCTCCATAAGCGTTGTATGTGCCGGCATCCGCCATTTGTTGCAATTCCCTTGCAAGGGCTTTTGCATATTCCTGTGGCGAGCTGTTCGCGCCTTTTACTTGCAGATTGATTGTTGGTGTGAGCTGTCGCAGATTCACTTCATTGACGAATCTTTGTTCAGCCATTTCTTTCATCCATCGCAGGTCTTGTTCCTTTTGCATCGAACCGCGTATTTTACCCAAATCATCGGCCATCCCGGATAATGCGCCTAATTCATCGACAATATCTTTCATGAAATTGTCGTTATCACCGAATAGACCGCTCTGGATGGTATCTTTAAGCCCATTCACTTTATCCATGACGAAGCCAATGGCATCAGCTGATAAACCGACACTGTCTATTACATTTGCTTTCGCCTCGCTGAAATCTACACGCCCGAAATGAACTGTTTCATGTCCGGCTCGTTTTGCTGCATCTATGCTCTTGCTAACTTCTTTGAGCGTGTCTAATGCGTCTTTAAGTCCTAATTTCTCGCCCAAACCAGTATTTGCAATCATGTCGATTACACCCATGATATCTTGTACAAGTCCCTGAACGAAATCCAACGCATCACGTCTGATTTCATCGAAACCGCTATTAAACCAATTTACAAGATATTCTATGCCACCGATAATGCCATTGATACCGCCTTCGGTTATATCTACAATGCCATTCCACAAGCGTTGTGCTAATTCAGCAATACCAGTTACTATCTGAACCGTACCACCAACAAAGATTCCAACGAGCGTTTCAACAAATGATACACTCTCCCCTGTCACGTAGTTGAATACTTTTTGAGCTGCGAATGCGATTCCTAATATAGCAGCCGGTATGATAAACATTGGGCTTTTCAGCAACGCGAGATTCATTCCGCGTATTGCCCCAATAACACCAATAATCCCCGTTCTCACTTTTGTAAAACCGACAGCGGCCAGTGCGACACCTCCCGCAATCATGATAAAATCTTTGTTATCTTGTACGAAGTCATAAATTGCACGCCCCGCTTTTACTGCATATTCAATTGTTTTGAAAAATAGGTCTGCGATTCTGGAAACGACGGATCGTATTTTTGCAAGCCCCTCTTGCACCTCATCGGATTGAAGCCATTTGAGAATCCTATCTACGTATGGCTCGGCACGCTTCACGATATCAGAAAACATATCTGTGATATAATTTCGACCAAGAGTTGCAATCTTTTGTAGCTTCCTGTCGATGGTCATACCCATTTGATCGGCTTTTTCCTGAGTGTAATCAAACGAGTCGGCTACTTCCTTAAACTTTTCTAATGCACCGGAAATATTGCCGCTTCGCATCATCCTTTCGACGCCTGCACGTTGCAACTTTCTTTCGACGCCTTCACCACCACCAAGTAGCTCAGCGAGCCCGCCGACATCCTTGCTCTTAATGGCATCTTTGAATGTTTCGGCAATGTCCTCAAAACTTCTATCAGGATTAAGATTTGCAAACCTGTCTGCGAGCTTTGTCAGCTCCATGATATTTTTTCCGCCAATGCCAATTCTTTGCCATTTCAAACCGGCCTTTCGAATTTCGCCTTCTACACGCCCCAAAGACATTGCCGCGCTTTCTGCAAAGCGATTAAAGGCACGCCCTGCTTCTGTGCCAAACATGATAACTACTCGTTGCTTTGTGGCGATGTCATCGAGGGCTTGCTTGACCGGCTCTGCTATACGTTGGAACGCCTGCAATGCCTGATTTAAGACCATCATCGATGCACCAAAACCCTTGAATCCAGTAGATGCGACGGTTGACGAATTCGATATCTTATCAATCTTTTCGCTCGTTTCGTTTGCTGTATGACTTAAATCCTCTACACCTCCGGAACATTTCTCTACCATTTCGGAGAATTTGTTCATTGCTTCCGAAAATCTATCTACTACTGAGAATTCAACGGATATATCAGCCATTTTTATCACCCTGATAAATGAAAAGCCCTGCAAACGGCTAAACCAGATTTGAGGGCTTTGTTATTTCTTTTGGCGGCTCCTAATCTCTCTGCGAACCATCGCAAGAACGAATGCTTTTTCTCTTGTGTCCATTTCTAAAACGACATGAGGCAATATCCCATGATTGATGAATAGGTAATAAGCCAAAGCACTATCTGCATCTGTATCATCCGATAACAAGGCGTCGCATTCATCATCTACTTTTTTGAGACTTCACCCATTTCTGGTGATTCATCATCCAGACCATTCAATGCAAGGATTGCTTTACCTAATCTCTGAATTTCGCCTTCGAGAAGCATCTTTGATGGACACGAAAACGGATCTTCACACCCGTAGGCATGGCACAATTCTTCATCCCGGAAATCAGGCTGCACGCAAGATTCAACAATGCAACGCGACAACCACAAGTTGTTGTCAATGATTTGATTCTTTTTCCCGTTTACTAATTGCTCTTTGTACGAACGTTTGCGGATAGTTTCGAACGTCTCATGAGATAACGATTTGATGATGAACGGGGCGGGTGTGCCGTCTTCATTCAGAAATCTGTCAGAGATAACGACTTCAACTTTTTTCTCTGTATATGTCGGTTTAAGGAATGCAGATAAATTAGACATATTGCCTCTTTTGCTAAAATTTGCGTTTTAAATGCAGTTAAAGAAAAGCGCGTCCGATTTCCTGTCTTTCTGGATGGTGTTTGTTAGATGTGAAACCAGACGCGTTTATTGCCATGTTTAACCAAGCTGTGCAGGCCGGTTAAACTGTGACAAATATTCGAACGAAGTGAACGAGAACCCGACACTTTCAACAAGGAAATCGCTGTCAGCATCTAACATCGCAAGCACACCGCTTTGAAGTTTCACATTATAGATTGCAATTGTTTGGACGCCAACGGACGAAGCAGGATCATCGTTCGTGATTTGCATGGTGAAATAGGGAAGTTCGCCTGTTTTAATATAATTCTGAACGAGGTTACGGAATTCAGGTGTTCCATAATAAATATCCATCGTTCCCGTCAAAGAAATACCTGTTGTTTTCTTCTGTACAAGTCGAGTCCCAACGACTTTGAAGTCGCTTTCTTCAAGTGAGTAGTCAAGCTGAATCTTTTTCATACCGAACATTTCAACCTGTCTACCGTTGATTGTACAGATGGCGCGTCCCTCTTTACCATTGAGAGCATCTTTCTCAAGCAAATAAGCCATAATTCACCCCCTATTAAGAAATGGTGATGTTGATGTAAATCTTTTCGATACTATCAACAGGTTGACAGTAAATTTCAATAACAACGGCATCGGAATCAACGCCCTGTAAGACCGTGACATCCTCTGCTTCGACATTCTGTAAAGCACGATTGCCCTGGTATCGGTTCATGAGGTCAAGTATTTCTGCCTTCAATGCCTTGCGGCCTTCTTCATCGTTATGAACTGCGCCGATATAATACAGGGCAAATGTTCTATAAATATCATTGCAAAGACCGAAGATTGTACGGATGACACGATTTTTACGGAATGCTTTTCCTTTTTCGACTGAGAACGTTGTGAAGCTGTTAATATCAGTTAGAACTTGGATCTTGTCGAATTGGCTAATGAGTGCAAATTTACCGGCATTAATCGCGGCTTCTTGCTGCGATGATGTCAGGATAGGATTGATAGATACGGCATCCGGATATGCTGCATAAGTCAGCGAATCAAATACGTTTGCACCGGCTGTTGCACCGCCAACCCACCAGGTCAACTCACTTGCGGCAAGTGTAGAACCATCTGCCAAAGTGACGGCCTGTGGATAGACGTTGATAATACATTCATTATCAGGATTTGTTGTATCCGATAGAACGGCTTGACACTTCACGCCTTCCTGATTCGAGAGACGTTTTACGAACTCTGCAAACGCAGTCTTTGTGACAGCTTCGACACCATCATAGATAACAACGTCGAATTTCTGAAGCTCAAGCGCGCTCAAGAAATCACTGTAAGCATTGTCGGCAGCTGTACCGTTTAAACCACCTGTTAATGATGTTTTCTCGGCAGCAGCGAGAGTCGTGCCAGTGAACACTACATAATCATTTGCTGAAAGACCTGACACAGCAGAGACCGTCTGTGCGTCAACGACACGTCCGTCAAGATATGTCTGAACAAGATAATTTGTATCAACAGCAGTAACATCAACGGCAAGACGATTCCCGTATGTTCCATTATATTTTGCTGTCACTACGAGGTTGGTTAGCGTCACAGTTGCTTTTGCACCACCAGTAGTACTCAGTGACCAAAGCAGAATCTTTGTTGCACCCTGTGTACGATTGCTACCAAGAAGGATTTGACGAACGAAAAGCATCTCATCGTCTGTGATTGAATGACCGATCTTTGCACAATCGCTTGGTTCTTCGATTGTGTAAAACTTGCCTTGTTCACCCCAATCGAGAACGCGAGCGATAGCGACAACGCCGCGTTCACCCATCGTAGCGAGTGAAGCAGGAGCGCTCTTGTAGTTGATATATACACCCGGTCTGACCTTGTTCTGGTCAATCCATGTTCCACCTGCCATGTTCAACCTCCAATACTAATGTTTATTGAGAAAGTCTTGGATAAGTTTGTGTGCTTTATCCAAAGTATAATAATTTTCTGTCAGGATTGCACGTAAAAAGTATTGATTCAAGCCATACTTTTTAAATTCATCCATCTTGAGCAATGTGTCACGAAGGTAAATTGATTCATGCTTTGCCTTTGCTTCATCATGTGCAATCATCTCAACGATTTCGGAAATATCCGATCCGCCTTGTTCGAACTCAATATTGCCGTTCGTTGTGTTTTCTGAATTTGCTTTGATTGTTTTCTTACTCATGTTGCTTGCCCTTTATGAAACTGTGTACAATACACAATATGCAACAACATTACCCGTGCGAGTTCCGGTTATCGAGAGATAACCATATTCAACTCTGATTCTGCAATCTCCTATAGAATCAGAAGAAGTGCCATCTCGTTTAATCATGTCAACAATTGTATATGTTTTTGAACTGTTACCCGGAATTCTTGCTCCGTTTGAGTTGTACAGTCTATAACCCGTACTGCCAAACGTTTCATTTGACATTTCCATATTGCCTTTTGTTGTAAAATACGCCTTTTCGTAAGGCACTTCCGGCATATTCTTAACTTTAAATAAAAAGGAAATTTTTCCTCCTTCGACAGTAATCCAAACATTCTGATAATAATTTGTTACCGGCCATAAGTTCGAACTTCCGTTATAATAAATAAGAATACCCCTTTTTGAGGCTTCATAGTTTGTCGTCACGCTATATGGCATATCTGAGATGTTCTGTATTTCATCTGGAACCCAGACATTATCCACTACGCTTCCTTTTTCATAAATTTTATTCGGATCTATCTCGAATCTCTGAGTTAAACTTTCGTCTGTGTACAATTCGTACAGTCTGTTAATAATTGGGGTGACCGAATATATGGCATTACCTTGATAATACATTTGGTCGGGTTCTGTTGTTTTCGCCCATAATGTAACAATATCAGACGGAGCTTCGGCATAAAGGAGATTTGCAATAGTGTCATCGTTGAGCATGTATTCCTCTCCGAACGCACCAATATCCCAAGACGAAGGTTTCCATACTTTGATGCCTTCCGGGAACGAGCCTTCTACCGTTGGAAGCACAACTGCTGTCCCCTTATTCGCAATTATTGTGTCAGGAAGCTCAACGTCGAACTCAGGATGCAGCGTGTTCGTGAATGAAAGCGATGCAGTCTTTTCTTCCGAACGCCACAACAAATCAGCAGTCATGCTCTCATTGAGCTGAATCAATGCACCAAAGCTGCCAAGTGTCCAACCGCTAGGCGTCCATTTATAATTGTCATCCTCGAATTCTCCACCAACAAATGGCAGATTGACCATTCTCCCTTTTGTTACAGATATCGGATTTGGTAGTTGTGCATCGAATTCTGGATGTGATGTGTTCTGGAATGAAAGTGTTGCTTCATTCTGCATCTTGAGGAACACGTCGAGGCTCTCAATAACCTGCATGTATGGTTCGCGCTGAACACTTGGATGAACTCGCAATCTCAACGTAGTCGAGTATTTAAGCGCGTTCATTGCTAATTCCCACGAACGGTCAAACACATGTACAACCGTGTCGGTGCCGTATATTGGCAGGTATTCCAATTCGAGATCTAATTGGTCGGCAATGGCTGCATATTCGTCAAATAAACGCGGCTTGTTGTATTCGACCATGTAGTAAATATCGATTGCATACACAAGCCATTGATATCCGTCGATTGCACATGTACTCGATACTGGTTCACGATGAATAATAAACCATGCAGGCAGTTTTGTCCCCTGCTGATTCGGATTATCGAATATCAAAGCGTTCGGATCTATCCGTGATAAAACAGAGGCATAGCTTTTATGTATTACAGGCGTATTAATTGTTATTGCCATTGTTCAGCCTCTCTTGTGTACGTTTGACGGTGTTTTCGCGAATAGTTCGGTATGCTTCGAAGAATCTTTCTTTGGCTTTTTCAACCATGTTGTAGCCTTCGACTTTTTCTGTTTGCGTACCGACAACCAGACCACTTATTTTTTCACCTTCTTCGAATATTTTCCTGGCTAAAGCGCCAGTGCCGTCGATGTATAATCCCGGAACAAAATGCTGTTTCATGATGTGGCCGTCGTTGACATACGATGCATAATGAACTTCTGTCTTTATCGTTGTTCCGTTGGGTAATTTCTTTTCGTACTCATGATGTGCATCATTCTCGAGTTTTACACTCGTTTTTAACCCGTCGTTTGAATATGTGATTTCATATTTCCATGATGCAGCTAAATCGCCTGTATTCGTATTCTTTCCTCTATCCTCTCCATTTAACGGTGGGGTAGTTTCCTTTGCACGCAAAACCATCTCGTTGCATGCGTCTTTGATATCACGTTCGGTTTGTTCGCGTGATTCATTGACAACTTCTTTCATGCTTGCGAGGTATGCTTTGAGATTTGACGTGATTCGAATCATGGCTAATCAATCCGTTCCTCGTTGTACAAAGCAACTTGCATATGATCAAGGTCTGCGATGATTCCGCCAAAAGGTTCTACGTATATATTCGGTTTCCCTGCAAAACAGCGCGTGTTTGATACTGGTTGCGGTTTGATTCCCGCACTTCGATGGACAATGATTTCATCGCCCGCTTTTATATCCACACCGACATCACAGCAAAGTGTGTTTCCTGCGTCCGTTGTTGCTGCTGTCTCGCTCATGTTTGGCGAAGGTGTAGGGTTTGAATAGACGCGGCACGGAACACCGACAAGCACAGCTTGCCGTTCGTGTTTCGTGATTCCGCCTTCGACGTTATCCACAACTCGGAATGAATCGAAGGTATCGGTGTACCAATTTATGCCGGGCATCGAGAACATTGTTTATACCAACTATCTATATCATTTTTTCTAATTCACTTATGAAAGATTTTACGGCAGAGAATCCTTCTTTTAGTTGTTTCTCTGATTTTTTAAGACTAGCGATCATTTTCTTTACATCACCACTGTCCAAGTATTTTTGAAAATTGAATTGGTACTCGTCATTTGCTTTATTTATTGTTTTCCCATACTTTGAAACTAAATTCCTAATTTCTCTTGCTTCAAGAGCGGGTAAATCTTGGAATGAATCTCTAATAATTTTTTTTAGCTTATTATCCATACCGTTTCTCCTCAAATGATGTACGAGCCGCCTAAAACATGCAGTCTCGCCAAAGATGCATATTGTTGACCGTATGTAGTCAAATTCCATTGTCCCCAATTCGCAGTAGCTTGTGTCGCGGTGGATGTATCATAAGATACAGATGCATCGCCCAATGATGCACTTGAAACGATGCCTATCAATGCACCGGAATCAGCCGCCTGTGAAGCTGTTGCGCTGCCTGTGTCATTCCCTTTGTTTTGCCGTAAATACATTGTCGCATAGTGTGCAACGAACAAGCCACACGCAAAGCGCCATGCCTCGCCCCAACGTTCGACGGAAACGGTATTGTTTGCCATTGCGATGAATGTATTGATTATGGCATCGGGAATAAACCCTGCATCCGTCCCCGCCTTTTTGAACTGTGGAAAGTCGGCAAAGAACATAGCGAGGGTGTATGCGCCCGGTGTGCCTTCAACGATGTTGGATGCACGGGCTTTCAGTTCTTCGACGTTGGGTTGTTGGTAGATCATGGGATCTCCTGATTTAAGTTAGTAACTTAAAATTAAAAATGATTCTCTCCTAATCCATAAGAATGCCGTCCGCTGCTTCCCACAGTTCGTCATCTTCATTCGCTGCTGCCTCCACTTTCGAGAACAAATCGAACGCTTTCTTTGAAGTGGCTGCAAGAGCTTGTAGTTCTCTATCAATGTCTTTTTGAATTGCTTTCAGATTCGTGTGGAAAATGCTTCCATCGTTTCCGTGAAAGGCTTGACCACTTTGTTTGCCAGTCTTAATCCAAGCAATAGCATGCATAAACGTCTTTTCTAATTCGTTGATTTGCTTTGCACCTTGTTTATCAAGGCTCGCAATTTTTGTGAACATTGCTTTCGCTTGATTAAAATTCATGTCTGTTTTTCTACTGACTGTAGCATCGTTGATCATTGCTTTTAACTGGTTCATATTATTCTCCTTCTCGAATGGTAAAAAGGCGGGCAGTCAGCCCGCCCCGTTTGGCTATTTCTTCTTTTTGCTGCTCTTTTCGGCTTCTTCTTTTGCCGCTTCTACGTCAACACTCTTTGTGTCAACGTGAGCGGTGATAAGCTCGGCATCGCACATGAGTTTGAAATATTCATCACGTGCAACCCATTCAGGCGGGCAACCGATAAAGCCATTCTGGCAGCTGTATTTCTCACCGTCTTTGTTCATAAATTCGCAGGCCTGTTTAACATGGATAATCATATTATTTCTCCATATTAAATGCCGTCAAAGTAACGGATGGTCTGGGTATAGAACATTTCAAGCTGTGAAATATTTGCCATGTAAACCGAATCATAAGCAAGGGCTTCGACGTTCGGCTGCGTCATGGTACGGGAAAGTGGAACAAGTTCTTCAAGAGCGAGGAAGCGTTCATGATGGCAATAGACTACCATTCTATCAGTAGAGCTTGCACCCGCGCCTTTGCACCACGGACAACCCGCAATAACGAGCTGTTGACCGTTGCGCTTTGCAATGTTGTTGTCGAGAAGGTATTCCAGGATAGATTTATCAGCATTGCCCGAAACCTTCTGCGAAACGATGTGATTGAACTGCTCATGCGGAATAAGGATATGATTCGGGATTGCCGAAAGATCATATTGAGCAGCGGCCCAAACGGCTGTAATAGCGTCGTTCACGTCTTTGAGGATTTCATCGGCTGTTTTATGTCCCCAATCGCGATAGGTGCTAGTAGAATCCAAAGCAACTTGCGAAGCAGTGACATTGCTATTGTTGACAAGCCCTTTAGTCCCGTACTGAGTCATACCAACATAACAGTTTGCATCCATGTGTTTGTCATAAGCAAGACGGACACCATCGGTCAAGAGAGCATCGAGGCTTTTGCCAGTGACCTGCATGCGCTGCATATCAACAAAGGGAACGCGAAGGATTGTCGAGAACACATGCGCGCCAAATGTATCTTTTCCAAGATTCATTTGGACAACAGGCGAGCCATTAGCACCGGGAGCCGAAACAGGGCCATTCTGCGAACCACCGGTCAAGCCGAAGTCGATGTTCATGGCCGAAACGTATTCAACCCATCCGCCGCCAACTTTCAGAGGAACGTCACGGGAATAAGTAACGCTCGTAAGGGGTTCACGGATTTTAGGATCGCGCTTTTCAAGTTCGGAAACGAGAAAAGCATTTCCACTTGCAATCGCGCTATCATTGAAATGACGAACCGTGCGGCCATCATTAAAGCGTGCAACGCCGCTGATACCACCGCCATTGACAACGCCTGCATCAAATCTACCGAAATCTTTCATATCTTTATCTCCTTATATTTGTATTAAGCGTTGTCAGCTTTGAGGATAACGAGTTCAACGATATTATTTGCATCCTTAGCACCGCCCCATTTACAGTTAGGAAGCAGGATGGTGTCGGTGTTAAGAGTTCCAACCGTTGCGGTGAAATCGCCAATGACATTGCTGTTTGCTGTACTAATCGCAATGTACACAGGTCCATTCAAAGCAGGCGATCCGACCTTGCATTCAACGTTGATACGTCCACGCTGGAAACAGGAAACAGGATCGTTCGGTTTGTATTCACCTGCACCATTCTGTGCATTGTAAACAATCTGCGACTGAACTTGACGAGAAGCAACGCCTGCAAAGTCAGCGGCTGTGATAGAAGCTGTTGGGAGCTTCACACCGCCGGAAGCGACCATAAGTGCATGGCCAAACGGGATGTTTGCACTTGATTCTACGTTTGCATGGGTATTGATAATCATGTCAGGCTGTCTGGCATACGAACCTGCAAACCCATTGTTCATCTCAAGACCGATAGTTTTTCCACTCATTCTACACCTCCTATATATTATTTACCCTTGTGAGGATTGAGTTTGTCATAGATAGCTTGGAGCTTTTCAACGTCGTAAACCTTATTGGTTGACGCGTCTTTCTTTGTTTTCTGATTCTTGCGAACCGTATTCATAAGCCCTGACATCTGCGATTTTCCGTTGGATGTCATCTTAATAATGGCATCCTGCATACGTTTTCTGTCAGCCGGATTCTTAATGCTCAATGCGGCTTTGCTAAGATCTTTAATGGCAGCATCTTTGGCACTGAGTTTTGCTTCGACTTCATCGGTGGGGATTACATCAACATCATCATCTTCGTCTTCATCTTCGTCAATGTCGATATCGAGATCTTCATCCTCATCTTCATCCGAAATCACTTCGGCTTCTTCTTCGAGTTCATCTTCATCAGCAAGAGGTGCATCCTCTGGAGCTTCATCCTCTTTAGGATCTTCATCATGGAAACGCTCTTCAATGGCATCAAGGCGAGCCATGATCTCATCGATCTTTTTCCAAAGTTCCATATCTTTCGGATCTTCGTCTTTGCAGGCGTCCTTCATTTCCTCTTTTTCCTCAATGACATCCTCATCCTCTTTGGCGAGTTCCTCATTGAGAACTTCTGCGGCGTCTTTAAGACGTTCCTCAAGCTGTTCCGGCTCTGCATCACGCAGATAACGAGCAACCAAGTTTGCTACTTTGCGTTTTCTATCCATTTTCATACTTAAACCTCCACTTGGATTGTTAATGGATGAATTAATATCTTTTGCAGTGTCGCGAATACACACAGAGCGTCCCGCCCGGCCTTCGTCAACGACTGCGACATGATTACCTCTGATCTTAGTCTGGCATATCCTGCCAGTACTATCCTCTTTATCCTCGGCGTAATACCCCGCGGAAACCTCACGTTTGCCGTTCTGAATTTCGTCGATTAAGTCTTTGTCTGTAATATATAAATCGGCTAATATCTTGTCTGCATCATCGCCTTTGCCAATGCGCACATGCTGAACATGCCCCTTCGAATATACTTTGTAATTGTCGGGAGTAACATCCACACACGGATGGCCATTGCAAACCGGCTTGCCTTCGAAAGATGCGAGCGTCGCAGGTGAAAACACTTCATCCGGTGAACGATAAACATTCACCCGTTCACTTGGATCTCCATCTTCGATTAGTTCAGATTCTAAATATGTCTGGTACCCGGTTCGTGCAATCGGTACGTTTTTGCAGATTAAAAAGCCTTCGGGAGTCTTTGCGATATTTGTCGAAATTTTATCGCCGTAATAACAAATCACGCTCATTTGTAGGCCTCGCCTGTCTTTTTGTGGGTATATACAGGCGATTGTAAAGATAATACAAGCTATGTCAAGACTTTTTGTTCACTTTTTGCTTATTTTCTTTATACCGTCTCAATAGTTCCTTGTACCAATTATCCTTCATGATGAAATGCTTATGGAATTTAACCCATGAGCCGATTTCATTCGCCGGAATATATTGAATCAATTCCCTGTATTTGCGGACGCTTGCAGCCTCTAATCCCATAACCCTTTCGCGCTCTTTGTATTGTTCAATTTGTTTCTCAGTTCGTGGATCTTCATCAAACGGATTTGTCGCAGGGTTTGATTTGCGACGCATCGCTTCAATCTCAATCGGTGTATGGGCCCGTTCAACCCATTTGGTGAGAGTATGTCGGCAATTAGGATGCAATGACAAGTATGTGCTTTCTAATCCGCCGGGCTTCGATGGATCTATTTGCTTGAATGCATCCGAAAGCGGTGGATAGTTTGGATTGCTTCCAGAGCGTGAATAGACGCGGCCTTCGTACCGTGAACAAATTGGACAGTTTGAATGACGATTCACGATGATATACAAATCATGCTCTGGATCGTCGAATAGCTCGCCAACATTCTGCGACTGCCTCGATGTTGTACGAACTGCCATATTGCAATACACGCCCAACTGCCATTTACGCCCGCTTCTATCCACAAACGCAGTGATTCCATCTTTCAGCATTGAAGCTATTAAATCACGCTCTGCATTGACCATTGATTGACCTGTTGCCGTTTTCATCGCAACGGCTGCCAGTGTCTTTTGGCGAACCAAATCAGCTTCACGCCGTCCAATGACATATTGTTCCTGCATAAATTTAATTTGCTTTGCGGCATCCATCGCAATCTTTTTGGCGGCTTTTAGAGGGTCTTTGTCCAGTTCCTTTTGTTCCTCTTTTGTGAGTTTCGGCACGGCTTCCAATGGCTCTTTGATTGCACCAAAGTACATTTGATTATCTATTGACGGGAAAGACACGGCTAATTCAATATCCTGTGAGTATTCCTTCGACATTGAGGCTTTTAGGCATGCAGCCTGAACTTTTGACCGGATAGATTGTTCAGCGGTATCCGCTGCATGATATATGTTGCCCAATAGCTGATTGATTATGCGTTCGGAGTTGCTTCTATCTGTCGATTGCAAATCAAATGCAGATACAAGTTCATGGTCTTTTGATTTGATTCTGGATGTACATTTGCCGGTTATGATTTGAGCTGTGACAAGCGTTTCAACCTCTTTGGCAGAATCATCCTTTAGTTCCTGCAATATTGCATGGATTCTGGCAAGTGCCGCTTCGACATGATAAGTAACCAAATCGGCATTCTTTAACCTTGCCAACTCTTTTATGATTCTCTTTTCTGCCACCTCGAAAAGATGAATCAGGTGTGCATGAGACAGATCCGCGCTCGCTTTTAATAGCACCATAGACGCCCGGACGGCATCGGATGAACCTTCGCTCATGACCGTCTGTGCAGCAATAATCATCTTTTGCGGGTTGGTTGCCATTGCGACTAATCTCTAGTTCTCAGGGTGTCAACAAGACAATTGTATTCTGTGGTTTGCACCACTTTCACTATTACCGTTTTCTTTATTTTTGGATTGGCGCGAATCCGATAGTCTGCATATTCGGCTGCATCTTCGAGATCGTCAAACGTTTGTGTTCCAATCCATCCCGGTTTGGGAATTTCATCCGTGTAATAGTAAACCTTATACACGATTTCTTCTTCTGACGTTATCTGTGGGTATTGTGTGCTATTTTCCATGGTGCCTCAAATTTGCGTTTTATTGCACGTTTTCAGTTTCTGGTGTGTTTGGTTGTGTTTCCTGTAAATTGTTTTCAGGTGTTAAATTTTCGGGTGTCTCCGGTGTGTTTTCTGTCTCGCCTTCAACTCCCTGGAATATTCCGCCATAAGGATCGGCCTGTGGAGAGATGTCTTTTAAATACTTTCCTTTGACGGCGTTAATATCATCATCGGTAATGGATGACGTGACATTCATGTCGTTTTGTGCATTTCTAACGCCGGTCAAAACAGTGTCAGCCGGGATGATACCTGCCTGGAATAGCCGCTCAAGATATTGGGATTGTTTGTCAATCAGGTCTGATTTCTCAACAGGTGACATCTCGTCAAGAGGCGGCAATTTGAATTCCAGACCGGCAGGAACACCTCCCAATGCAGACATTGCAACGACCGGCACGAGCTTTTCAAGTACAGGATAAATGTGTGTGCTTCTTTGTTGTTCCAACGTTCCGCGATAAATCTTTTCATCAGATTCACCTGTGGCATTCATCCCGGCGGGGGAACGACCAAAAAGACGCGTCGCAGGAATTGCGGTAGCGCCGGAAACATCCAACATTGCGCCGTCCAATACCTCTGGCAATCCGCCAAATCCATATTGCAGTTGTTGGACTCCATCCCCTTTGTTGATTAGCTTCACGCCCAAATTAGATTCAAGCACGCTCATTGCCTGAATCATCGAATACATACGTCTTTGAGCCTGTGCAGATGCAGATGCAAATATCTGGTCTAATCCTTCGATTTCGTAAACAGACAGACATGCTTTGAAAGTCAGGTTTGCAATATTGTGAGTTACATTATCACGTCTGACTAAATCATCGTACATGGCTTCAATTGCAGACGTTCCCCAATATTGTTCAGCGATTGATTCATAATAGGGCATGTCCGTACCGATGAAACGAAGCACACGCGAATGGTGAACCCTGTATTGCATTACACCATCTTCGTCACGTACTTCATACCATCGAGGCAAACCGAAATCGGGTGATTTGCGGTTCGATACAAGTTCCAAAGATGGATAAATACCACTCCATCTATCAACGACGAACAAACCACGGAATGAACCGGGTAATATCTCGTTTATGTGCAAAGGTTTGGCGAGGTCATCGTCTTGACCGTCAATCATGATGATTGCAGCCGAACCGCCATATAAACGAGCCCACTTTAACGCATCGATAAGGGAACGCCGAACCTTTGCCTTGTTTATACAATCCTGCAATCTATCGAGTGAATCCTGATCAAGACCTGGTGCATCAATCGACAAATCGGTCATTGCATCCTCTGGGATGATTGAACAAACCCTCTGCACAATCCATGACGAACGATAGAGGCTTGTTAGAAGTCCCCAATCCTGTGTTAGACGTGTTAGTGGATATTCGGTTGTATTGATTAGATTATCCATGCCGAATCCCGTTCTGGCACCGGGATTAGAGAATGCATCATTGTGGGCTGTCGCTGCGATTGCCTCGCCTACCACGTTCGATGTTTTCCCGTCATCGTTTATCATCATGGACAATTTATTCTCTTTCTTCTTTGGTTTACTCATTGTTCAACCCCATTTCGGCTATGTCGTAATCATTTAAAGCTGTCATGCAATAGTACCTCAATGCATCAGGTGCATGGTCATTTGTTTTAAGAGGTTTTTCTTCACCCCTGAGAGATGCTTTATCATCCCAGACGTACATTTCTAATTCCGAGATTAATCCTGTACATGATTCATGTATTCTAACACGGTTTAAACCAAATAGTGAACTTAATCGTCTAATTCCTGGCAAAACATCATTCTTTCCATTTATAACATAGTATCCATGAAGTTTTAGAGCTGTAATAAATGACGAGGCAGATGGATCGACAATTATTGGCACATCTTCTTGTTCTGGGTCACCAATAAAAGAAAGCATATCATCAACGTATTGCTCGTCGGTTTTTTGCTGCATTTCTTTTCGGCTATCCCATCTTTTTTCACGCATCACGTAAATATTCCCGTCATTACCTATTGCACAATCGAGAAAAACGCATGGATTAATAGTGCCATAGTCACATGCAACGAATCTGGAATGAAAAGATTCCGGTTGCGTTTGATAAATCATTGAACGATTAAAACCATCATAAATAATGCCTTCGGCAGCTACGCGCAGACCATAAATGTTCATCATTTTAAATCTGCCTGTGTATTGCCGTGCGAGTTCTTCTTTTCTTGCTCTCGTTAAAGCTAGATTATCGTCTAATGTGAAATTATACCTATGATACCCCGGTGTACCTTCCCATCTGTCTGTAAACGACTGATAAATATAATGAGACGGTACTGTTGGGTTTAATGTCCAGAATATGCGTCTATCCGTTGACGCAACAGTTCTGTTCATCGCTTCAACAATAAACGACTCTGGATGTGTTGCGACTTCATCTGCGTACCATCCTCCAACAGTTAAACCTTTTATCCTTTTATAATCCGACTCATCGTGTGCACCGAATAGCAGAATCTTTTTATCCCCGATGTAAATGCAGTTCGCGCCAGAACTATCGCGTCTCATTTCGATAATTGGATCAAACAAATTTAACAATCCAAACTCACAGTCAATCGTATTATGGACCAATGAAGCGAAAGTATTTCCACTCATTACGAATTGCTTTTCTGGCGAATTAAGAATGTAGAGAATCCACGCAATCAGAGACGCGACTGTTTTACCGGAACGCACAGCCCCTTCCCAAACAGTAATCCAACCTTTAGCTTTTATTGAAGCTATTGCCTTTGGGGACAATGGTCGCAACTTTTTGATTAAATCAGGGTCATTTATCATCTTTATCTTTCAGCGCCGTATTTGGAATTGGAGCGGTGTATTGTTCCGGGTCAATATCCATTGATTGGATAGAACGATTAAGTAATTCCAAAGCCATCGTATTGTTATTCTGGTACGCAGACAAATACCGCTCGGTTCTGTTTTCTAAAATTGTTACGCCGAGCTTGACTGCATTCATGTTTTGGGTTGTGAATGCACTTGCGTCCTTGTGGAGTGCGTCATAACCCCGTTCTTTGATTTCTCGTGCCCTAGCTTGAATCTCTCCGATTGCACGCTGAAGAATAAATCTTGCCGTTCCGGTTAAGATAATCTCATCAGGCCGTTCTTTCGAGAACTTTAACGATTTAAAGAAAAGCTGTTCTGGCGTCATAGAATCAATATTATCCGTGTCGATCCCCGATAATTTATCTATGGCCTTGTTTAATTCATCGATTCTTTTAGTTTCTGCCGTTTCGTCGAAATCAAGTTTGCTGAAATCTTCGGCAGACATGTTTATAGCTTCTTTTATTTCTGGCTTTTCAAAGAAGCGCTGTGCCTTCATTTTGATAGCGGTTTCTTTAAGTTCGTTTCTATCTCTTGGTGACAGGATATATTTGCGATAAACGGACTGCTTCGAATAGCCCATTCTGACTTCCCTAACAGCCCTGATTTCGTCTAATGTGAGTTGTTTGTTTTTTTTCATCTTCTGTTACCCAAGTAACTTGACATTTAACCATGTATGTGACAATAATAACACATAAACCTTGAAACTCAAGGAGAATTAAAAACAAACATTCCAGTAACACGTAATAATTCTAGGTAACACATTTCTACATGAAGATTCGAAATTATTTCTTCCATGGATGGGCAAAAGATATGTGGAATATCTGTTTTCGTGAATATGACTCAAAAGGGAACCTGGTTGAATTAGTAAACTGCAAGTCACCTAAAATCAAGAGTAAAACTAAAATGATTAAATCATTTATGACAGCATGTAGGCCTGGCAATGTTAGAGAAGTACAATTTTGTCGTAATGGCAAACAATACCCATCACTGGTATCTAATGGTATTGAAACACATTATGCAAAGCCAATTACTGCGATGCTTCCATTGTTTGATTATGCAAGAAACATAAATATCGAGGTATGATCATGAGCGATATGGTTTTATTCCAAAGGGCCGAACTTGGACGAGTCAGATGTTTTATTATTGAAGGCGAGCCATGGTTTGTTGCAAGCGATGTCTGTGAGGTTCTCGGATTGTCGAATGTAACTGTCGCACTGTCTACATTATCAGATGATGAACGGTCTAAGTTATCCTTAGGGCGTCAAGGTGAGGCGAATATCGTCAACGAATATGGTCTTTATCATTTGACTTTGAAGAGCAGAAAACCAGAAGCAAACCAGTTTAAGCGATGGATAACGCATGACGTCATTCCATCGATAAGAAAGAGGGGTGTATATGCGACGCCTGACGCTATAAGTCAAATGAGTTCAGAAGAATTAATGGCAAAGGCTATTATTGCAGCAAACGAAACAATAGAAAGAATTAAATCAGAAAGAGATGAGGCTGTTAGACGGAAAGCTCAAATTTCATCTTCAAGAGAAGCAACAATAATGGGCAAACTCGGAAACGAGGTAAAAAAGAATGCTGCGCTTACTAAAGAGAATTTGCAATTGAAGGATCTGCTCGGAACGAGCAAAGATTTCTACACTGTCGCAAGCATACCTTGGATTCTTAAATACATGACACATGCACCGTATAAAGGAAAATTAAAGTGCGATGTGTTTAACCGTGTTGGAACGGCGCTCAGCCGTATGTGTAAAGAACAAAACATTCACCTCGAAGATAAAAACAAAATCCTCAATAAAGAAGGAAAACGAGTAAACGTTTACCCCAAGTTTATTGTTGATTTATTAGAACAAATAATCAAATCAAAAAGCGAGAACGAGTATTACTACCGTTTTCTTAGTGACTATATGCGCCCACAATACCGTGCACTTAAGGTTGGTTAGTATGAGCAAAGAAAAAATGAAATACGAAATGCGAAACGTGGATGAATTAATCCCGTATGCAAGGAACGCAAGAACACACAGTCCAGAACAAGTGACCAAGCTTGCAAGTTCGATAAAGGAATTTGGGTTCATCAACCCTGTAATTATTTCTGACGACGGAGGGATTTTAGCAGGTCACGGCAGGGTTATGGCCGCGAAAAAGCTCGGCATTGAAAAAGTGCCGTGCGTTATCGAGAGTCACTTAAGTGAAACTCAAAAAAGAGCATATATACTCGCCGACAACCGACTCGCACTCGATGCCGGATGGGACGATGAAATGTTAAAACTCGAAATGTTTGATCTATCGAAAGAGGTTGATTTAAACATGCTTGGTTTTAACGAAAAAGAAATTTCATCAATTCTAAGCATAGAGCAAGAAGAAGAAGAGATAAAGATCCCTGATGAAATAGACTATAAAAACGAACTCGAAATAATAATTACTTGTGAAACGGAAGAAGAACAAGAATCGTTATTTAATGAGTTTAAAGAGAGGGGGCTAAAATGCCGAGTTCTAGGATTATAAAAAAAACAAAAATTAGCGATTCATATAGAGTCGAAAAGATCAAAGGTTCTTTTGACTTTTCATCTGACCAAGTTGAAACTACTATTGACGTAAACATCCCAATAGAAAATAGGGAGTGGAATGTTGGTTTGATTGTCGGTAGTTCTGGAAGTGGGAAATCTACAATAGCCAAAGAACTGTTCAATGATTATTATTTGTTTAAGGGATTCAATTGGAATGGGAATAGTTTAGTAGATGATTTCCCCAGCAAATGTTCAATAGATGACATAACAAAGGCTTTAAATTCGGTAGGTTTGTCATGTGTGCCTGATTGGTTAAAACCATTTAACGTTTTGTCAAATGGCCAAAAGATGCGAGCAGAATTGGCAAGAGTTTTCTTTGAGACGGATAAACCAATCGTATATGACGAATTTACATCTGTAGTTGATAGAGATGTGGCAAAAGTTACGAGCTGTGTGATTAGCAAATATGTAAGAAAAGAGAAAAAGCAATTTTTAGCTTTAAGCTGCCACAGAGATATTGTTGATTGGTTAAACCCAGACTGGATATTTGATACCGATTCAAACCAGTTTGATTGGAGGTGTCTTCGGCGTAGGCCAGGAATCGAACTTAAAATTAGAAGAGGACATCACTCGGAATGGAAAATATTTAGCAAGTATCATTATTTAAACGCTTCGCATAACAACGCAGCAAAGGTTTTTATTGCAGAAATGAACGGTTATCCTGTTTGTTTTTTATCATTATGCTATGCACCATTAGTAAAAGAAAAAACTTGGAGAGTTCATAGGTTGGTGGTTTTACCTGATTTTCAAGGGTTAGGTATAGGTAGCACAATGCTAAATTTCATTGGTGATTATGTTAAAAATGAATACAAAAGTAGGCTAATGCTAGTCACGAGTTTAACTTTTTTAGCCAAATCACTTTCAAATAACAAGCATTGGCGTTTGTGCAGATGTGGTCATTACATTTCTAGGAATAATAAAAATGAACTTGCAAAAGGTTTTGAAGCTTCTAAATCTTCTAAACGATACACTTGGTCATTATATTATAATTCTAAATAAACGTACCCTTGTGGGGCTCTCTTGATGTTGTAAAAAGACAAGCTATTGTAAGGTGTAAATTTTATTATATTTGACATTTCAATTGCTACTGCAATTTGTCTTTTTGAATAATATTCATTGTAGAATTCTTCAGTTATTCCGCTAAGTTTATTTGTCTGTTTCCACACATCTTCTAATGTTCCAACCAATATGTTTTTTATGTCTGCTGTTGCCACGATACTTTTTATTGGGTTTGTAGCATAGATTAGAAGCTTTGAAATTTCTTGGCGTGGAACAGATTTCCTATATTCAAATTTCTTTTCTCCACTGATTATTTTATCCACAAATTCTGGATGAATAGAAAGTAGCAGCGTGTTCATTCCTTTTGTCTCCTTGCTAATATTTTACATTAAACCATGAAGTTTAATGTTTACTGGTTGGAGCACAAAAAAAAAAATCCGTGTAAAGGGAAATCCTGACGAAGCACAAAAAAAAATCCGTGTAAAGGGAAATCCTGACGAAGCACAAAAAAAAATCCGTGTAAAGGGAAATCCTGACGAAGCACAAAAA